CCAGCAAGCATAATAACTTCTTTTGGTCTATAAATATTAAAGTATTCTCTAACCTCTTTATAATCTAATAAATCTAAAGCTTGTTTTGATGGATCATATATACTATCATACTTACCAACTAATTTATTAACAACCTGACGACCAATCATAGAAAATGCGCCAGTAACTAAAACATTTTTTCTCATTTTTTTCCTTTTCTAATTTTATTAGATTTTTTCATATCTACATTTTCCCAATCTTCATTTGTATTTTTATTCATATTAGCTATTTTATGACATAAAGAAATAAATTGTTTATTATTAAACTTTCCTTTTGATCCATTAACAGTTTTATGAACCCATTGACAATTTTCTTTCGAATACCCTTTATTAGAATCTATCCTGTCTAAAGATGCCGTAATTGCTTTACCTTTAACCTTTTCTATATAGAGAAAGATTTCTATTCCAGTTAATGCACATTTTTTATCTTGTTTAAGATATAAATCCCAGGCTTCTTCAATTGTTATATTAAATTCTATATTCCTATATTCTGCACCTTTTTTAATTTGGGACCATTTTGTAAGACTTATCTCTTCATAAATATTACATTTTCCACAACATGTAGATTTTCCGGTATGTAAATTAGATGCTCTTACTTCTAACTCTTTTCCACAGTCACATTTACATAACCATAAAGGAGTTCTAGAATTCTTTGCAACACCGATTCTTTCTAACACTGTCCAACTATTAATTTTCTGTCCAGTTAAATCTTTTAATAATTTTTCACCAGTTTCTTTAGACCTACATTTTTTACATTTGGTGCTTTTATCAGTTACTAAATCATGTTTAGTAATCCAATTTTTTTCTCCACATTCGCATTCACACAAATATATTCTATTGTATTTTTTATCTATAGATTCTTCTTTAATAGTCCAAGAATTAATTTTCTGGTTTATAATTGGATGTGGATATTTTTGCTTCATATTAACCTTAGTGAGATTAGAGTAACTATATATTCAATAGAAATTACACATAATCTCACTAATCTGTATATTAGTTAAAGTTTTTGAAATATTTTAATAGACTGTCTACTATATCTTTTACAGAATATTCACATTTAAATCCTAAATTCTTAATTTTATCATATTTACAAAAATAGTCTCTTTTATCAGCGTCTTCTCCAGATTCATTATAAGTAACTAAACAACCGGTTCTTTCTTTAATACATTCTACAAGTTGTCTCTTTGTCCAGTTATTATCTTCGTCTCCAACATTATAAACTTGCCCCTTCATTTTTTTATAATTTTCCATAGAAAAAATAATACTATTTGCAAAATCTCGAATATCTATAAATGTACGTTTTACATCTGGTTGAAAAATAGATAAAACACCTTTCATCCAAGCGTCTTTTGTTAATTCATTAGGAAGTAGATTAAATCTCATATTGTTGCTAATACCACCAGCAGTAGCATATCTTAATATCACACCATCAATATCTAAAATTGGTTTTTCTCCTGCTAATTTTGTCTCTCCATAAATAGAGCATGGATTTACAGGAGTTTCTTCTGTACAAATACCATTTTCGATTTTTCCATAAACACTTCCTGTAGAAACTCCAATAACAGGGATTCCATCACAAATTTTTGCAACGTTTTGCCAACCATTAACATTAACATCTTGTGTTTCTTTTGGATTATTATTGCAGTCGTCTAAGCCAACAATACCAGATAAAAGAACAATAAAGTCTGGCCTTTTATTTAATACATGTGTTTCAACACTATTAATATCTCTAATATCACCATACTCAATATAAAGATTATTGTTTGGTTGATAACCAATAATAGAGTCAATACCCTTTCTAAAATTGTCAACAACGTAAACCTCATACTCTAACTCTAATAATTTCTCTACTAGAACGCAACCAATAAAACCAGCACCACCAAAAACTAAAACTTTCATTTATACTCCAAGAAAATAATATTGATTATGTAAATATGGATGGTCTATCTTTTCCCAATCCAAATCTCTATTGTTGTAAACAAACCCAAAAAAGTATTTTGAATTATTAATAGTAAAAAATTCATCACCAAAAGCAAATATAAACTGCCTAGCTTTAATAGTTAAATACCTTTCTCTCTCTTCTTCTGGAACTTCTGACAGACTCCACATAGCGATAAACAAATCACACTCTGAATCATCTGTATTCCAATATACGTTATTATAGTCAAGATACCACCTTTGTACATCACACAAAGTAGGCAAATCAATAATATTGTACCTTACTTTAGGATTGAGGGTTGTTATAATTCTACACAATTCACCATAACCAGCACCAAACTCAGTAATAGTATCAACAGAGATATGTCCACCGTTTTTAATAAAAGTGGCTAAATGATATGCTTGATGAATAGTATTAGTGTTTGTATTAAATCCACAAATATTTTTTGATGGCATTTTACTATATTCTAGAACAGATTTTATATCTACTCCGAAAACTTCTTTACATATATTAATTTTTTCTTCTACATAATCCATAGAAGAATAAAACATTGTTTGATTAAATTCTGGACAACCCCAAATATCTCCAGTTTTAGCTACATAATCTCTAATTGATTTTTGAAAATGATCCCACATAGCATGCATTATTTTTTCTCCAACAAAGACTCAATAGCAGATTTGGAAGTAGGATACTGTAAGTCAAATATAGCTGTTAGTCTATCGTTGTTACATTTTATAATCCTATTATCTCCTGGCCACACCTTTGTCTTATCCCACTCAGCAATACAAGTTCCCATAGGATCAAATATTTTTTTGATTTCACTAATAGATATTGAGTCGTCAGGACAAACATTATAAACACTTAGTCTATCTTTTTTAGGTATAGAATATTCTATAAACCTACAAACATCATTAACATGAATATACGGCTTAGAACTTCCTGGAAAACCACCATATAAAACACAATGAGTTTTTCTTACTTTTTCTCTAATATCTTTAATAGCACCATGAGTCATTCCAGGTCCAACAACAGCGCACAACCTTAAAGAACAATAATTAATATTAGTTACTTCTTTATGATACTGTAATAAATTTTCACAACCCGCTTTAGTTGCGCCGTACAATGTAGTGGGTGAAAGAGGGCATAACTCGTCTTGATTAAGATTATTTCCATATACAACAACAGACGATGCAAAAATCATTCTTTTATTTTTTAATTCTTCACAAATAACCTGAGTAGATAAAATATTCGTTGATAAATATTCTAAACTAGATATTGTGGAATTAGGAGAAGAAATTGCTCCTAAGTGGATAACAACATCTGGTTGATATTTTTGCATTACTTTACGAATCATATCTGGATCATCAAGATTCATTTGAACAGCTTTCTTAATTTTTAATTCCTTTGCTTTTTGCAAATCTCTACAAGTAGGAATCACAGGCCATTTATTCTTAATCAAATATTTTGTTAAGTTTTGTCCAATAAATCCTGTTGCCCCAGTAATTAAAATACTCATACTTCCTCCACTATATACATTCTTTCACCCCAACCGCACAAATGCTTACATTTTAAACCAAACTTAGAGCAAATTTCTAGGTGTGCCCTACCTTCACCTAAGCTATCGCCTTTCCAATCATCGTAAATTATCATTGTCCCAGGAACAACAAGTTTATTTTCACACATGAATTCTAAAGCTTCTAAAGCAGAAGAATAAATATCTACATCAATATCAACAAGAGAAGCTGGTTTAAATTCTTTATTTGGAGTCAAACTGTCTTTAAAGAATCCTACAACAAACTCTATATCAATTTTTCCTACTTCATTAATAACATGTTGTTTAATTATTTCTGATGCCTTTTTTGGATCTTGAACTTGTATATAATCACAAGAGGAGAATTCTCCCTCCTCCCATTCTTGGCAATACAAGCTTTCTTTTTCTTCTTTTGGTAAACCGCAAAATGAATCAAATCCCCAAACCTTGTTATATTCAAGCTCATTGGACTTAAAACCGCATAAAATATCAACTATAGAAAGTCCAGAAAATACACCGAATTGATATATATCACCTAATATAAAACGATCCTTAAAATTTTCAATAAAAATTCTGCGATATTTCGTGCCGGTTATATTTGAAGGTCTAATAAAACTTGTTATTTTACCCATGCATTTTCCTTAAAACATTGTCAATTAGAGTTGTGTCTAGTTCTAGTTCAGATAAGATAGTTTTACAACGATGAAAGTATGTATGCTTTTGATAAATTTCTTTTTGTAGCAAATTAGTAATTTCAATTCTTTCGTTTTTATTACTTAGATAATAGTCTATCTTATTTATCATTTCATCTAAGTTTTTAAAGTAGGGGATAAAAGGAAATAGTTTTTCTAAACCAGAAACAAAGTCACTAATGACAAAACCTCCAGAACAGCCTATTTTAAATATTTTTTCTGTTATATCATAACCATGATCTTCTGAATGTGGCTCATGTAAATTAAGATTAATGGAAGAGGATATAAACAAATCTTTTTCCTTTTCTGTTGGTAAAAATCCACAATATTGTGGAACTGGCCAATGAGCATTTCCAAAAATCTTAATATTGTACCTATAGTCCTGACAAATATTAATTAGATATTTATCTAAAACCTGAGCTTTAAAAGGCCAATAGCCTCCGATAAAACCAATATCACAAGACAATCTATTATCAACTGTTGGATTGGAATACTTAATAACATCAGCAGCGTTTAATAATGAAACTACTTTAAAACCACGGTCGGTTAAATATCCATGAGTCTCATATAATCTATCTTCTGGATAGTGTACGAATAAAAAATTTGGTTGTCCGGTTCTAGATCTTAATAGTTCAAGGGTTTCAAGCTGTTCATTACTCATATATAGAATAGGATATTCTTCTCTTAAGTTTTCTGTAAGAGCGCCAAAATCAGGACTCTTCATTAAAACTTTTAGATGTGGTCTATTTTCAATACATTTGAATATTTCTCTATTTAAATTATATACTTGTGTGATTAAAACATCTGGTTGAAATTTATTAAAAACATCAAAACATGCTTGTCCATCCCACATATTCCAAACATAGCAAGAATGTCCAGCAAAATTAAAAGCATTTTTCCACCCCTCTCTGATCCACATATGAGCAGATTGGTTATCATTAGTTATCAAAATTTTCAAATTATAATCTCCGCACTAGGTGAATGAAGTTCTCTAATTATTCCACCACTTCTAACAACATCCGATAATAATTCTGTGTCAAAAAATGTACTATACATATTTTTAAATGAATAATTAACAGCGTACTCTAATTCTCTACCAGATAGAGAAAAGGCATTTGCATAATATCTTTCGTGATTATCTTTATGAAAGATAAAATCATATAAACTTCCATTTTCAAAAATAGGAACCATTTCAGACAACATATGTTCTGATGTTACTACTAAAGACTGTTTGGATAAACATATTAAATCTTCTTTAGAGTACATCATATTATCTGGAAGAAAAATAATATTTTTTGATGTTGTACTTTGAGCAACCAATCTAAGATTTTCACACTCTCTTGTTGAGTCGAATAACTGATTCTCTACAAGTCTGACATTTTTCGGCCTATTAACATAAATTGACTTTGCTGCAAAACCAGTAATAATAATAATTTCAGGTTCTGCAAATGTTCTGTTAATTAAATCAATAATATGATCAAGAACAGGTTTGTTCCTATAGTGCATTAGAATTTTAGCTCCAGCACTTTTCCTATTAGGAATTGGTTGTGTAGCATTAATAGCTATTGTTACTTTATCTTGACTTTGTGTAGACTTAATTTTATAAAGATGATTACCCATTATTCTCCTATTTACTCATAACTTTATTATAACATTCTTTCCAAATCTTTTCAGAAACAGAAAAGGTAGAATTGTCTTTGTGATTAGTAACTATTGATAAAAACTCTGGAATATGAATAATCATAAAGTTTTTTGATACTCTTTTCCACAAGTCATAGTCTTCACAAACTCTAAGTAGCTCATCATAAAGACCACACTTTTCTAAGGCTAATTTACTTACTAAAGAATTAGAGTGTACAATACATTCAAAATTTAATAATCTTTTATCATATGGCTTTTTAAATTCTTGGATAGTTGTTTTTTTGTCTAGGTCATAAATTAAATAATCTGCATAAACAACACCAATACTTTCTTTATCTTTTTCAAATTCTTCAACGAAACGCTCAACCTTATTAGGCATCATAAAATCGTCAGCATCTAAAATCATAAAAGCATCAGATGTAGACCAAAAATATTTAATACCAATATTTCTTGCTCTAGATGGTCCGTAATTTTTATGAAGTTTAATTAATGTTTTTAATGGAGAAGATACAACAGTTCCTATGTCTTTGTATGATGTTACAAATTCAATTTCTCCTTCATTAAATATTATTTCGTTTAACTCATCAATTTGAATATCTGAACCGTCGTCAACAATACATATTTTTGTTTTATATGTTTGGTTTAAGGCACTTTCAATAGCATTGGGTAAGAATTTTTCATAATTAAAATTTGCTATAATTGTAGTTACTCTTGTGTCCAAATTAAATCTCCTTTATCTTGAGATTGTGCCCAAGCTATAATTCTTGAGATATAAAAATCAATATCTAGGACTGAGGTACATTCTCTAAAAACCATATCTAAAACTGAGCCATAAATCGCCACCAAACTAACGTCTATATAACAAACAAGAGGAGAAAGATCTATATTTATTCTATTATTAATATTATTAAATACATCGTTTACTATTCTGTTATTATAATCAGAAAAACATATAAAATGGTTCTTGTCAAGTTTAGATAGAATACCAGCAACGCAGAAATTAATACTTTCTTCTTTGTTTAATTTACTTACTTTAAATTTAAAAGCTTTATCAACTGCTTTAGATACTGATTTAAAAATATTAACAAAATTACCAGAGTTATAAATAAAATGAACTTTTATTTTTGGATAATTCAACAATTTAATATCTTCAATGATTTGTTCGGGAATATCTTCTTGATCAGTACAATTTACAAAAAGGTAAAATGGAACAGAAACTTCTTCCATAACATACTCTTTTTCAAACTCAAAATCTTGAAACCTTTTAGTGTCTCTAGATGTATTACACAAACCATCAAGACAGAAATAATTATTTTCTTGTTTTGCTTTATTTTTTTCTTTAAATTTTTCTAAACGCCCAAGATGACAGCCTGACTGTTGATCATTTTCTTCAATTTTAAAAATACAATCTCTACAAATAGTCTTAACTAACACGTTTTGCCTCCAAAATAAAATTACAACCGTTCAATTCAACTCTAGTAATATCAAAACTAGATTCTGTAACGAATTCTTTCACCTCTTTCCAAGTTAAAGAACAACGCATGTTTTGTAGTATAGCTTGCTGCTGCTCTTTTTCGATTAGGTCATAGACAATATCTCTTGAAAAAAGATCTATATCAACCCCTTGTATGATAATTCTACCACCAAGTTCTACTTTTTTTAACCATGTATTTAATCTCTCTTGCGTTTCAAGAATAGGGAAGGAATTAATTAATAGGTCATCAAGATAAATTTGATAACATTCTCCATCGCAAATATCATCAATATTATCTACGTGGATATTTTTGTATCCTTCTACAACTACATCTCTATTAGTTAGAAATATTTTCATTCACAAACCTTTTGTATAATTTTAGACCACATATTAGTAAATTGTTTTTTATTAAAATCTTTAACAACCGTTTTTCTAGCTTCTTCACCTACAGAACTAGCTAGATCATCATCATCTAATAATAAAGTAATAAAATCGCATAACTCATCAATATCGCTAGATATAAAACCATTTTGTCCTGTTTGAATTATTTCTGGAATCATACAAGTCTCCGTAGATACCGCAGCACAGCCGCAAGACATACTCTCTAAGAGACTTGTAGGAATAGGGCTGATTAATGACGTATTCAAGAAAATCTTGTGTGAGGAGTAAAAGTTAACCAGTTCATCAAGAGAAGAAGCTGGTTTAGATAGTCCTGGACTATCACCCACAATAGTAAACTTATCTTTACCAATTCTTTTTTCTATCTCTTTAAAAATACTATAACCACAACACCAGTCCCTATTTTTCCAATCATTTACCACGCATAATATTTTATTTTCCCTTTCTTTTATAGAAGATGAAAACTTGTCACTATCAACACAATGGTTTACAACAATAGACGATTTAACGTCTTCAAAACCCCATTCTCTTTTTGAAAACTCAGAAATAAATACATTTACAGCCCCTTTCATATCCAACATCTGTTTACGAATATTATTATCCCATTGAGGAACAGGTAAAGTATGCTCTAAACTAATTAGGGGAATATTCATATCCCTGGATATATCTTTAAAGAATTGAAACTGACCAAACTTATTCTGAGATAAAATCGCATCAAATCTTATTCCGTGTGGAAAATAATCTTTAGGCCACAAAACATGATTTTTAGGTAGTTGACCGTATGTATTATTCCAAGGTTTAAAATTGGAAAATTGAACCATATGAAATGTTGCATCAATATCACTAAAACCAGACTGGTATCTTTCATGAGTTGGAGCAGTCAATATATTTATTTCTTTATCAAAAGATCGATTTGTTATACCGCTAAGCGTTCGCATATCATTTTCCCTATTTTATCCGGTGTATATTTTTCAAGATAAGACAAATAGTTATTTACAACTTTACCTTCTTTATATAATTGTTTCATTTGCTGACTTAAACTTACCTCATTTGTATTAATACAATTTTCATATAATGTATGATATCCAGGCAGTCTATCTGTTTCGCCATGATATGTATCAACTAAACCATCAACAAGATTAATTTTACAACCCATCCTTTTAAAGAATTTTGCAGAAGCAGTTAAAGAAGATATTATTTGTTTACCTAAAACTAAAGCATCTACCATTGGATAATTCCACGCCTCTCCAAAGCTTGTGGTAATATAACAATCGCAGTATTTATGTAAAGATAAGATTTGTTGCTCATCAAACCTTTCTGTAATAAAAATAATATTATCGTTGTATCTAATACCGCAGTTTTCAACACAAGTTTTTAATTGCCCCTCTAAATAAGTCTTAAATGTTTGTGGGTCCATCTCATTAGAAGAAATTTTTATAACTAGAGAAACATTATCTGAATTATTAAAAGCCCTTAAGAACCCACGAACACTAGCCCAAATATTTTTTCTTCTTGAATAATCGCAAATAGTATAGAACTTATATGTGTGATCAATTTCCTTAATTCTCATTTTAGGGATATTGTATTTTAGTATATCTAGATTAATAGGTAAAGGAACCATATGGTTTTTAATAGCTGAGTCTATTGTCGTTGGAGAATAGATTTCATCCATCAGCTCTGTATACTTAAACATCTTTGTTGGTTTAAGATTCGAGGTTTCAAACAAGCAATACCCAGCATTCTTTTTATAATTTCCATTGTATTGAAAATGATGTGGTAAAACGAATTGTAATATATAATCTGGCTTACCAATATTTTTATCTAAATAAGATTCTAAAAATAAATACTGTTCAGATAGACGAGAGGGTTTACCTAATACAACAGGATTACAAGTTAAGTCTACACCATAAATACTTAATGCACTAGCTATTTCCCTACAAGCTTTTCCATATCCAGAATTTTCAAGTAGGTGAGATACCATTCTTATTTTCATTTAAAAGATTCCTTGCGTTGTAATTCCCAAAAATTAATTTTTTCTCTTTCTTTAACCATATATTCATACGCTATAGGTCTATCAAAAGGTTGTGTTTGCCCTCTCATATGATTAGGTTCTAATAAATACGTTTGACAATTTCTACCAAAAGTAACGCCGCAATTAAGTTCATCTACAAGTCTTGTAAAAACAGGAGAATATAAATACTCCGGTTTTTGTAAAATATTAGTAATTAAATACTTAGCATAATCATAGTTTGATGCTGGAAACTCTTTATATTCTGGAATTGGTTTTATATCTAAAGGTGCTTTCCAATCACCACTTATATCAGATTCATTAACAAAATCAATAATAGGTTTTAAAGATTTATCCCAAGAGCAATTAACACCGCACACCTTTTCAACTTTAAATAATTCATTTATTTTATCTGCTATATCTTCTGGGGCAACCACAGCATCGTACATTTCCATATCATGAGTATATTTCATTGCCGCTGGCTTAATAGTCAAAGAACCGTACTTTTCAGCAAAATCTCCCATAGCAGAATAATCAATAGTTAATACAGGAACTCCACAAGAAAGAGCTTCAAGCTGAGTCATTCCAAAACCTTCTCTTCCTGCCAATTGAATATATCCATCAAAACATCCAATAAAATCAGACATATCTGAGTCTGTTACATTATCTGACAATTCTACAGTTCTTACTGCTGGCTGTTTACATTTTGGACAGAATGATCTTAAGCCTCTATAAAATGAAGGAAAAACACTTTCACAATTTTTGCAGCTATAAGTAAATAATACCTTAGAAGATAATCCATGCTGAATTAATAATTCTGGGATATTCCAGCCAACGTCTAAAATACATGTATGTAAATATAAAAGAGTTTTATTATCTCCGTATTTATCAAGATATTTTCTAAAGCCTTCAAATAATTCTGGAATAAACTTTCTTGGCTGATTCCTTAAAATAGAACCTAATATTCTATATTCAGATAAACCGAATTTTTCCTTTGTTTGTTTTGAAGTAAATTCAGAAGAAATTGATGGTGGAGCAATACCATTTACCTTAATACCTTCTTTTTCAAGAGTGTCTTTACCAAACTGAGTATAAACAAATAAAGCATCGGCTTTTTTATACATTTCTAACCACTGTCTTCTTTGTCTTAAACCATCTACAGGAGCCATAATAATATGACCAAACAATTTTCTAAAAGGAGATACAGTTTGATAACTATATGAGAATGGATCTCGAAGATCTATTACTAGATCCGGTTTAGTTTCAAGTAATGTCTTTTCAAACTTATAAAGTCCATTAATATTGTTTCCGTCATTATTAAATATTTCCTCCTCTTCTTTTGAAGAAGGTTGATTTAAAATATATGACCATTTAATATTTGGTTCACTTCTAGTAAAACCAATACAAAATTCAATAACTTCATGCCCATAATCAATAAGTTTTTGAATTAAATTTCTATTATAGATAGCTAACCCAGTGTTTAATGTTGATAGTTCACCAACACATAGTATTCTTTTCTTTTTCAATTTTCAAAAACCCTAAAACTGTTTAGTCTAATAAAGTGTTGTTTACAAATTACACCATTAATTTCTCTCTCTTCTTCTTTAAGATACCCTTCAATATAAATTAAATCTCCACGTAAAGCATTTTCATGTAAAAACTTTGCAGCGGAATCCCAAGCTTCAATTTTTGTAAAGTATGGTGTCTTAACCACATCTTCACTGTCTTTAATTTTTCTTTTTTCTTCTGTTACAATAGAGAAAGTAACTTTTACAGTATTACCAACATTATGTAAATAAGGGTCATTTGCAATTCTTGCAAAACCACGAACATCAAGCATTATTTAATTCCTCCACAAGCAAGCAATTCAACAATCAGTTCATAACCGTAAATAATATCTGGTTCAATTTTTACAGTATCATTACTTACTAAAGACTCAAGAACTGTTTTTAACAGCCTTTTTTCTTGATCCTGAAATTGCTTGTCAAGTTTAATATTTTGTCTAATTAATTTTTTAATATTTTTTGTGGGCTTGTTTTCAAAGATAAAATCAATTTTATGATATTTTCTTTTCCAGACACCAAGCATAATATCAAAGAAAATTAAAACTCTATGACAATATTCTGGACAAATAATTTTTGTAACACCACTGTTTATTAATATTGATGTATTTTCAACTTTATAGCTTCTTTTTAAAGATTTAATACTATTAATATTATCTTCTGGGTATTCAATACTAACTTCTTGTGGGCCAGGAAACTCAATTTTCATACCAAACATATCAAACCCCCTCAATAGAATTAATCATTAAACTGTCTTTGTTCTTGTCAGAACGTTTACCTTTTACTAAAACTGTACTACCATCAAAAATCAAATCTTTATATTTCTCATAAATATTATTAAAACAAACAGAATCAATTTTACCTGTCTGATCTTCAAGAGTAAGAAAACACATTAACTTACCTGCAGAATTACCGTTCTTGATAATATGCTCTTTCTTATCTCGAAGAACACACAATAAAGAACCTTTATCAGAACCACCACTCAAAAAATCTTTTATTGTCCAGTCTCCAGAAAACATAAACGAGTCTAAAATGTGGTTTGAAAGACTAACAGACAAAAGCTGTTGCTCATTCAATGAAATCCACTCTTCCTCGTCCTCAAGAATATACTTCGGGTTGACCAAATTTTCAACCATTCCACGAATAACTTCTCTTCTTTTTTCTGTTGCTGGACCACCACTTTTTCTTTCTATTTCTAAAAATTTTCCTAAACCATCTTCAAGAGAAGAATAAGAAGTTTTATTATCTTCCATCCATTTTAATTCTCTGTCTGTTAGTTGTGACCACAATTTATATTCAAATAAAGATCGCTTTCTACTAATAGCTCCTGGTGTTGCTCCAACTAGAATAAGATTATTCATTACAGTTTTATTAATTCGTGAACCCATATTGGTTAAAAACTCAATCCAAGACCATTTACCGATCTTTTTACCTACAACTTTTTCTTTACCTCTTACATCTTCAATTAATTTATTAATATGAGACATTCCAATATTCTTGATAGACGAAAGACCAAAGTATACACCTTGTTGATTTAAACAAAAATCTCCTGGATCACCCATAAAAATATTACTTAAAGAAGGAGGATAAATATTATAATCAAAAAACTTTAGCATCGGAAATACAAATCTCTCATTTCTTGTTGTTGGATCAATTTTTTACTTTTGTACCAATGTAACCAAGAAGTATAAAAATGTAAGTGGAAAGTGTTGTTTAACGTAACGACTGTTGTCATAAGAATGTTGAGCCGTAAGCTACTGAGTGAGAATTTGAAGTAGCTATACCATTAGCGTAAAATAAATGCTCATCAGAATTGACCTCTATATCAACAACATGTTTCTTTCCTAAATATTCAATTTTATAAATTTTCCAACAATCTCTATCTGCTCTATCTGTCTTAATATAACGACCTGAATAAAGAATAGAATATAAAGGTCTAGTAATACCGTCTTCACACAAAAATTTATGTAAAATAGTACAACCAATGCTATAACCATTAGTAAGAGTAACTAGAAATACATCCTGAATACCATGATCAAACTTATTTAAAACTTCAACATATCCTTGTGGTGAATAAATTTTTTCTCCCACTGAAAGATCTTTAATCTGCTTTACTACCAAATCTTCTGTTTCTACAAGAGAGGAATCTAAAATAGATTTATTGAATGAATAACTAGCAGAGTTCTCGATAATGCTAAATATTTCAGTTGCATCCTTTTGGTTTAAGCCTGACTTATCAATACATCCACGAATAAACTCTTCTTTCAAAGAAAGCATTTCATCACTATCTTTTTTACCAATAGCTTTTCTAAGAATATCCGCTCTTACTAAACTAAATCCAGCTATCTCTCTAGCAATACGAATAGCATCTTCTTGATATAGAATAATTTGCTGCGTTTCTTCTAAGATATTTGTCAATAAAGGATGCAAACTTTCAACTTCACTACGACCAGTCTTTCTATCTGCATATAATTCTGTAAGAGATTTACCACCAATGAAGCTGTCCAAACAAGCGGGTCGGATCACCGCAGTTAAAGCCGCCAATTCTTCAAGATTATGTGGTTCTGTTTTATTAGCCCAGTTTTGACCAAGATTAGTTTCTAACTGGAATACACCTTTAGTTTTACCTGTACAAATTAAATCCCAGGTTTTTTGACAATTAGGCAGGTTATAAAAATCAAGAGATAAAGAGGGTAAACCATCACTCTCTTTAATGTGTGTTCCATGTTGCTTAATTCTACAACCGCAATCAAATTCGTAATATAAATCATCCATTGTTTTTCCAATTTACTTTTTGTGAAATATTTCTTTGTAATTTCAAAAACCTACACAATAATTCTGCACCTTGAGTTACGTCAACTATTGCAGAGTGAGAACCTTCACTACTTAAACCAAAAAATTCTCTAAGAGTATCAAAATTTAATCTAGTTGGTTCTGCTGTATTTTCAAACCATCCCCAAATAGTTTTTAATAAATCAATATTAGTAATAGGATGAAATAGATTTTGTTTAGTTTTTTCTGCGTTCCATGGTCCTAAATTATATCCATGTGGTCCACAAATTCTATCTACAATAATATCATCAAAACCATTATTATTAAACCCAGCCATAATAGGGGCAGACCAATTATTTTTTTTGTAGTTGAAATTATTTACATAATCAGTAAATTGTTGCCAAACATCTTTTATCTTTGGTGCATTTGCTATTTCTTCTCTTGTAATTTTATTAACAGAAAGTGCCCCATCCTGAATTTGGTCTAACCCAAGTTTTTCGCATTCTTCGGGATCATCAATAGCATAAATTTTACTAACAAATTCACTGTTTGCAATAACTTCTAGCCTTCTTGAATGAATAGCAACAGCACCAAGCTCTATAGGTTGCGTTTTATGAGGGTTTGCACTACATGTTTCAAAATCATAAAATATAATTGTATTTGTATTTATCATTCTTTTCCTTTAATTTTTAGGTGTTCCAAAGATAACACACCAATAATTTCCCGATCTACCAAAACCAACCTCTGTAAAGTTACCACGAATATTTCTAGCATGACCTCTTGATCTTAACCATGCAGACATTACTTGTTCAACTGTTCTTTGTCCCATTGCAACATTTTCGCCAATAGACCTATAAGAGTATGAAAAGGATTTTACCCTATTTGTTAACCCTCTATGTGTTAGTCTACGAATTCTAGACATAGTTTCAGCATGAGATTGTGCTGCTTTTTCTAATTTTTCATTAATTATTAGTGTTTTAGTTCTTTGTTTGTTATGTAGGTCTAACATCAACTGCTTATCTTGTTCTTCCATTTAGTTCCTTTTCTAATTCATCTAAATCTTCTTTTAAACGAGATAAAAAATCATCATCTCCATCATCACCAGAAATAACCCAATCAACTCTTTGAAGATAGATAGCACAAACCCTAATCATCCTTTCTGTTTCTTCAAACCTTTTAAGAATCTCAGGAGTATGTTCTGGTTTCCATCCAAATTCATCAACCTCACTAGATTTACATCTTTGAATATACTCGTATAATTTTTCAGCAACATCATTAAAGCGATACTGGCAATAATGAAAATATCCGCCACTAATTGTACACCTCCAATATTTTATTTATTTTATAATCAAATTCTCTAAAAATTTTATCTACATTCCAACCATATTTTATTCTAGAAGATATAAGCCCTCTTTTTACCCCTAAAACCTTTTCCCATTTTGAAACACTAAAAGTTAGATTTTTATATGTTATATTACGATTAGACCTTCTATTTTGTGCCTGTTCATACATAGTGGCCCATCTACAATTTTCTGAAGAATAATTGCCATTATTATCTATTCTTTCTAATGTTAGTCCGTCTTTATAACCAGATTCTTCTGACCATTTTTTAAAATTTAAATAATCTTTCCATTCATCACAAAACTTTATCCCTCTACCTCCATAATTTTTATATCCTTTTAGTTTTTTATTATTACATCTTTCCTTCATTGAATACCAAACTCTATATAATTTACTTTTACTATCTCCGTGAGTTTTGTTAGTTGATAAAAGATTACTATGATATTCGCACTGACAACATGTTTTTTTATCACCACTACTTAAATTTTTTTCAGTAGAAGTACATTCATTACCACAGTCGCATTTTAATATCCATTTTGTTCTAGTTGTATTGTTTTCATCTTTATTTAATTTACCTAATACCACTAAATGACAAAATCTAGTATCAGTTAAATCTTTATGATTCTTAATCCTCACTTCTTCCCCTTAAAATACAAATAATTTTTCAACACTAATTTTATTACCACCAATTTTACCATTTGCTGATAATGATGATGTAGCATTTTTTTGCCACACACAAACAAAATCATCTGGAGCAGAATATTCGCTAACAAAACATTGATGACCTAAGCCAGCTAATTTACGAATATACTCATAAAAGTCATCATGATTAAAAGAGGATAAAGATGAGTATTTAGTGGTGTTTGCATAAGGAGGATCACAATATACGATACTATTTTTAGGAATGGCAACATCTTTATAATCAAGATTATGAAATTCTACACCCATTAAATTTGGCACTTGTTTCATTACATTATTAAATGCTTCTTTTTGATAATCTCTTATTAACCCTGTTTTTGTTTTTGTTTTACCAGCATAGCCACCAAACCATTTTCCAGAATAAGAGCAGTTAAAACCAACATATCCAACAAGATAGGGGTAATTAAGATTAGGATATTTTTTACAGTCTAAATACTTTTCTTTTGTTATTTCTTCTGGTGGAATCCATCCATACTGAAGTTCTTTAAACATTTCTATTAAATAGGAATGAGAATCGTTTGCAATTCTAGGCCCAGTAACCTTATCAATTAAATTACAACCACCGCAAAATAAATCAACAAAATATTGTCCTTCATTTCTGTCTTTCAGAATAATAGATAAAATATCTTTTGCGTGTCTAGCTTTTGAACCCATGTATTTCATTTTTGTTCCCCTAAAACACAATAGCTTACTCTACCAGCTATTTCTTTCATTAAGTCTTGACTAATAATACTACTAATAAAGTTAACTATTTCTCTATGAATTATTGTTTTAATTTCATCGCAAACATCTTTAACGTCTCTATATCTATATAATATGTCTTTTGTTCTAATATCTATATTACCTTTACAGTTTCTACCGTTAATAAGTAGGGAAAAATTTATCCTAAAGCCTTGTATTTCTGGTGATTTAAAAATTGTCCAAGATAGACTGTCACAAGATAAAGATTCTGACCCATGGTCTAATATAGATTCTATAGCCTTTTCTTTTAATTCATTATATATTCTAATAGAATCATCTGTAGGGGCTTTGTATTCTTTTACAACAACATTATTATTTACTTCACAACTAAAAGCCTTCATTTCTACCTCAATAAGTATTCAATTCTTTTTCAAAAGGAGAATGGATAGTGCCATATCTCAATAAGTTATTCACCGTCATCAATTTATCTAAAGCAGCAACACCAAGAATATCGCATTTCATAGCACCTTGCTCTTCTAACTTCGTAAAATCCATGCCACAAAGGGGTTTGTCACTGTTACTATCATAGATCATAGGATAAACGTTTTCAAGCGGTTCATCACCAATAATGACTGCCGCCGCGTGTTTTCCATGACTTTTGATACAACCTTCAAGTTGAATAGCTAATTCAAAAGAATCTGCAAAATCACCAACCAAATTACCTTCTTCATCAATACGAACATAATCTTTTAAAATAGTAGGACAGTATTTAATAGTCCATAATAATAAAGACTCTTCTCCTGTCTCTTTCATTTGTTTTTCGACTTTTACTTCATCTGGAATAGATTCTGTAATTTTATTAGCTGTAAGGTGATCACACTTATCTGTAATTCTTAAAACCTCTTTTAAAGCACCACGACCCTTCATCGTTCCAAAAGTAACAACCTGCGCCACACAATCTTTTCCATATTTAGAAGAAAGATAGTTAATAACCATTTCTCTTCCACTAACAGGAAAGTCCATATCAATATCAGGTAAAGCATTTTTAGCCTTGATAAATAAAGTAGGAGAAGAGTTGTCAATAACATCACACTTATTGTAAATATACATGATAAAACTATTATTTGGATTAGAACGGTCAATTTCAATATCCGAAATAACTTTCTGGTAATATTCAACACCATCAGCCATTTCTGTTTCTATCACCTTTAACTCATGATTAAGGCTGTCTTGATTAACACTCTTAAATCTTTCCTCATTATACTTACCAAAGAACTCTTCTAATTTACTCAACGAAATCCTCCAAATATTTGTATTCATCAAAAGAAATATGTTTAGAATAACATCTTCCTGGATTGAAGAAACGTTCAAAAACTAAATCATATTTAATAGAATCTATCTCTGATATAGCTAGTAAATAAGCAACCAAAGAACCAGAAATACTTCCGCGTCCACTGCCAACTAGCCAACCTTTATTTTTCATATAATTTACATAATCAGCAATAATCAAAAAGTAAGGAGAAAGATCTGTTCTTTTAATAACCTTTAATTCTTTCTTTACTCTATCACCATATATTTGTTTATCCCAAGTATTATTTATTCTTTTTGTCCAACCATCTCTACATAACTTAACAAGTGTTTCATAATCATTACCATCATTAGAGAATTTAGGAAGTCTAGGTGGGTGATTAAGCGAGTAAGCTTCACAACTGTTTTCAATGTCAGTTAAGTTATCAATTTCTTCTTGCGTGTTTCCAACATCAAGCAGCTCTTGTTGCCCTAAAAGGTAGAATGTATCCGAAGTGAAAAAAGATTCAAGCGGAACCTGCTCTCCGGCAGCAATTTTTTCAGAAATTTCTTTTATTTTCAATTTAAGAGAAGAACAAAGGGCAATTCTCTGAATTTTTGCATCACATTTGTCCAGATAGTGTGCATCCATACAGGCTATACATTTGACCCCTAATTCCTTTCCTAATTTTCTAAGTGTTTCAGCTAAACAAATAAAACCTGGACCACCATCGGTATAAAAAAGTTGTATCTCTAAATACAGGTTTTCACCGAATACGCTCTGTAAGGCTCTAATTTCGTCTCTAGCAGCGTCTAGGCGATTCTGGTCTAGTAACGCATACCCTTCGTCTAAACTCGTACAGGATAGCAAATCGGAGCCACAAAGAGCATTACCTACTACAGACCCAGGATGACCACTAAAAGCAACTAAATTAGAACAATACTGTTTGATTTCATTTAGACTTAATCGTGGTTTGTAATAATAAGAATCTACTTTGTTTGCTAGTGATGTAAGTTTGACAAGCTCAAAGTAACCAGACTTGTTTTTAGCTAACAAAACCATGTGTGCTAACTTACGATTATCTTCGTTTTTTATAAAAGAATGATCTCTGCATACATAGAACTCACTACCTACAATTGGTTTAATTTCTTGTTTTAAACATTCTTGAATAAAATCGAAAGCACCAGAAATACCACCGTGATCAGTAATAGAACATGCGGTATAACCTAATTCTTTACATTTTTTTACTAACTTTGGCATTTTGATAATACCATCTAACTGAGAATATACTGTGTGTATATGTGTCGGGAAAGCCATCTTAACATCCTAAAATTTCTGCAAGTTCGATAATAGTTTTACAATCACCAGCTTTTCTAATTCCGATAGATTGCATTCCAACGTTTTTTGCTCCTTCTAAATCAGGAGAACCTTCATTACCGGTAACCATTAAACATTCATGTGGTTTAAAATTCATTTTTTGATAGACAAGAGAATATGTTTTTGGGTCCGGTTTATATGCTTCAACTTCTGTAAAATCAATAAAATTATCCCACAACAGAAGAAGATCTTTGCTCATCATGTTAGTTTGTAAACTAATAGGAGCATTAGAACAAGTAACCAATTTATATTTAGTTTTTAGTCTTTTTAATCCTTCTTTAGAATCTTCAAAAAGAGGAATATTAACCCATGACTCAGGTAATTTTAATGGTGACCAAGTTTCCCTTCTTACCTGCCTAATATAATCTTTAATCTCTTCTTTTGGAACCGTAAATAAATCATAAACCGTACCAAGTAAATCGAACGCAATAAGTTCAATCATATTAACTCCATGATTTAAAAGGGGCGAAAATCCGCGATTTCTTTTTAGGGGGACTTATTTCTAATGTAAATAGTGGTCCAGTAAGTTGCATAATTTCACCAAGAATAAATCCTCTTCCTTTCCTACCTATTTTAAAATATTCACACCACGCTTTATCTTTTTGTTCATATTTAATAAATGGTTCATTAGGAAATATCCAACCTTCAGGTTCATCAATAGTTGGAGAGATCATATCGTCTATAACAATATCAAAACCAGAAAAAGATATATCTTGACTATAATACATTGTAGTATTAGTTTTGATATTCAAAAAAATTTTTTTTCAAATAGTCATACGTTGTTTGATGCATAAATAGTTTATTATTCATTTTACTCACCAGGATTTTCGTAATAAGAGAATGAAAAACCCTCCGACTTTTCTGTTTCGGTGACGTAATCCATACCTAACTCATCGATCATAGTACTAATATAGCGGCAGTAGGGTTGTCCCTCAACCTTTCTCTTAAAAAATGGACAAAATTTATTACATCTATGGTCTTGGTACGTTGGATCAAGCAGTTTTGGTCGATGATTTTCTCTAATTTCATTAAAAGTTTCTTTAATTACGTTTTCAATTTTAGGTAAAATACTATCATCAAAAGGAGCAGAAAAAGCACCTCCATCACGAATAAAATTAATAGTTAAAATTATATTTTTGTGATTTGGAAATATTTGTCTAGCAGCATAATAATAAAACATCAACTGCTTATCTTCTTGAAGAGATTCAAATGTCTTTTCTGTATTCTGACCCCAATTAAATCTACGGCCAAATTTCCAGTCTACGATTTCTATTGTATTTTCGTCTACTTCTGTTACTAAGTCAATAGTACCTTTAAGACCAAGATAACCGTCAATATTTCCACCTTGATAGAAATAATTAAACTTAGCCCACTCTTTTTCTATTTTAAGGTCAAAGCGTTGTTCAGGAGAAATGATCTTTCTAAATCGAGGATCATAGTGTCTATTATTCTGTTCAAGAGCCATCCAAACACAGTTCCAAACCTGTTTATATGAAGCTTGTGTCCAAGGATGATTAGGAGAAACTACAAGAGAAAAATATTTATATGACGCATCAATTAGTTTATTAACAACAGCAGAGCCATATCTTACTTGACCGTATGACATTTTTGCTGTTGGGAGATATATACTTTTGTTTCTTCTAGTATAGTTAATTTTGTCTACTTCAGAATCGCTAATTCTTGTAGTGGTATAAATTTCATCACGATGAATGTCTAAATCAATAGCCTTGGTTTTAAGAGTTAATCTTTCTTTACCTTCGTCGTATTGAATCTTTAACAAAGCTAACCATTCTAAAGCTAGGTGGCCAGCACTACCCATATCTGCCTTTTGATTAGCTGGTGAAGGTTGACCTAAAACATACGTCATAAAATATTGCATATGACACATATCTAAATATTGAGATAAACTACTACTGCGAAAAAATGTAATAATCAAAATGGAATCCTCTCAGCTAATACTATTCTTGGCTTGTTTTCTTCTTTAGATAAGTTACCGAACATATCTTTAAAAATAACCTCATAATTATCATTATGTAGTTCTGATATTAAATCATTAATTTCTTTATCATCCACAACCTTGAGAATAGAAACTATTTTCTCAAAACATTCTGGGGAACATAATATTTCTACTAACTTTTTATCTTTTATAGAAATCATAGAATTCCCCATTTTGAACAGTGGTCTAAAATAATAGCATTTTTTTCTTCTAGATTATGTTTAGCTGGAATAACTAAATCAAATTCTCCATCTTTAACTTCGTCCATAGATATTTCTGATTCAGTTTTACTTTTAAGAGGATTTCTTTTTAATTTAATTAATTTTGCACCAAATTCTTTCATGCCATAAATTTCATTAGGATAACGACAATCTCCAATTAAAGAAACATTAGATTGGACGACATTGATTTGACGTTTAACATTATTTAAGAAACAATCAACATCAGCATCTCTACATACTTGAGCAAAACGAATTAAAACCTCTCTAATAGAAAGATGATCATCTCCACTTGTATTTAAAACAGGCAAAAGATTTTTATTTAAGATATGAGTCAAACTATCTTTATCTTTGTTTGTTCCATATAGTTTTTCAAGAGGAATATTAAAAAGACTATTAACAGCAAGCTTTAAACTGTCAGCAAAATTAAAAGTCTTTACGTGTGGCCATAAATTATTTGAGCACCACGATCTAAAATCATAGTCAATTCTAGAAGTATCAAACTTTCCCCAAATAACATTACCATCTTCTAAAGTAGGAATAATAAGATCTCCATCTTTATCTAATCTATATTCTGGAACAAGCCCCTTTTTCTTCATAATTTCTCCAGTAATTAAATTACAACTACTGGTTTTACCGCTTTGCATTTTACCAACGAATACTAAAGTATGCATAAATCTCTCCTAATTAAATTGAACTGATCACGAATATAATTTTCTGATGAATCGCCTGGATCATATTTTGAATTCATGCGATAAAAATTGTAATACCTACTAAATCTCTCTTCTATTTTATTTGCTGACTCTTGACCAGCATCATCTGGGTCTAAAAACAGAATAATATTTTGAACACCAAGATCGTCTAATATTTTCCTCTGTCCAGGTTTTAGTTCAACACCAAATAAGCCTAAGCAATTATTTACCCCAGAACCAACCATTTTCCAAACATCACCCTGTCCTTCAACAAGAACAACAGTTTTAGTTTTAATAATTTCTTCTTTTGCAAACCAAGTATTATAAAACGTTTGATCTGAATAAAAAGCAAAGCTATTTTTCCATTTTCTACAAGCTGATTTTTCTTCTTGCGTTATTGGACAAGGTTTTAAATAATCATGATATAGATCACAAAGACAACATTTTTTGTGAGGGGTTCTTTCAATATATCCAATTACATGATGGTGATTTTCATCGTATACAGGTACAACGATCTCTCCTGTTACTTTCCATGTTCCAACATCGTATTTTTCTAATATACTTTTTGAGAAACCTCTTTCAATAAAATATTGTGCCGGACGTTTAGTTTTTTCTAAAAAATCTTTACGCCTCATAATATTTCTATTTTCTTTTATTTCTCTTACTTTATTCTCAAAGATAAAAGAGAATCTATCACTATCAACATAATCACCTTTACCAACCCTATCTTCAACCCACCTCTTTGCTTGGTAATATTCACAATCTAATAAACCAGCAATTAAGCGAACTATTCCTTTACCTTCTAAATGGCAATTATGACTAAAACATTTCCAATAAGGAAACTCCGAAGCATAATATACACAACAAGATTCTGGACTATCACTTTTATGAATAGGACAAGGAAGCGCTACCCTATTATTATATCTAGTATATTCTACACCGATTTCTTTTAAGAAAGATTCGATGTTTTTTCCAGCTAATTGATTTAAATTCATTATTACTTTACTTCAAATTCTTTAACTTTACCAAACTTAGTTCCAAGTTCAATTAGAGTAGACGTAGGATAATCTAACTGCATGTTAATATAATCTCCTTCGTCCATTCTGCTCATAAAACGACCTTCTAAAGGAACTAACTTAACATTTCCATTCTGATGACCATCTTGAGCTATTTCTTCTGTTGTTTTTCTTCTAAATATAGACAAAGAAATGCAGTTCCACCCCAACCTGTCAGACTGTGAAATAACATCTGTTGCATCTTTTGTCATTCCATCTCTATTAATTTGAACAAAAGATAATACAGGAGAACTATACATTTTACACATGTCATGTAATGCTGCAATTTGATAACCCATAGCTTCATATTCTTTCATATCTTTTAATACATTCTGATTCATCATCTTGAAATAATCATATATGATAACATGAGGATTTGCTTTACCGTCTGAATTAATGCCGACAGTTTTATGAAGCCACCGCTTAATAATAGAGAGAATATCATTAAAGTCTTTACCAGAAACATTTTTATGAATTAAGTTCAGACCTTTAATTTTTTGTTTAGCTATATTTACTTTTTTAGCATCAACAGGATTGTGTTTATATAAACCCTTTTCAATTATTCTAGAATCAATTTGAGCTAATCTAGAAAGCATTCTTACAAGCTGTTCGTCCCAACTCATTTCAGTATCAATCATAAGTACAGGAAGATTATTAATGGCTACAATGTTAAAGCTTATTTCTTTGCCAACAGTTAGATTTACCTACTTTTAAACGACCTAGCAACTAAGTGAACTCCTGGTCTTAATCCATCTCCGATAACACTATTAAAAATAGGATATTGTGTTGGGATACCTATACTTGCCCCATTTCCTGATTCTAAATGTTCAAGAAAATCATCAACATAATTACCAATAACCTCAAGATCATCTTCGTATGATAAAGCGTTTATTGTGGAACTAAGGTTCTTTTCAGGAATAGAAATAATACTATCTAACCCCTCAATACCTTTTATCTCTGATAATTGTTTATATGTCTTTTGTGAACTTTCTTGTAAACTTCTAGCCACAAACAACTTATATAAAATAGCTGCTTGATCTCTAGTATTAGAAGAGGAAATAGAGTAATTGAATAGTGCAGTGATATAATCTTTATCTTCCGGTTTATCACAAATATGAGAAGAATATGCTAAAGAAGTAGCGCAAGAATAAATAGATGGTTTATCAAGATCTACCTTTCCTTTATCTAATAACTCTTTAAGAGTAAGATAGATCATTGAGTTTTTTGTATCAGTAAATATTTCCGGTCTCAAAATGTCTACACAATCAAGATAAGCCTCTTGACCATGTTGGATAAGTCCGGCTAACAATGCCCTTTCAGAAGCAAGATTATTAAGCATATATTATTTTCCCATACCGCAATCGTTACAAAGATATTCTAAACCACCGTAAAGCCTAAATTCTTTAGAGCATCTAGTACAGGTTTTATATTTTACTTCTCTTTTTGGTGGTCTTGGTGAAACCGAGCCTATTTCAGAAATAATTTTTGTAAACTTTTTATCCGCAGCAAAAGCTTTACCATCATCAACGAATTTATTCTCAATAAAATGTGCTTGACGAGGATTAATCTTTTTTTTCTTTTCTGGTTTTTTTTCTTCTTGTTTTACTTCCACCAAAGCCATTTTATTACAATCTGGACATTTAACACGTCTCTTAATAGAGGAACATTCAAATCCACATAAACTACAACGATAATTAATCTTCATTATTTTTCCTTTTACTTTAGTGTCAAATATACTGTTAGTGATTTTGACATATCTAATAATCTATAACTAAGGCCTTCTAATTCTTTAGCTTGCGCACCAGCTAATATAATTATTTTATTAAGAGCTAAAGCATAACTATTATCTGCTAAAACCATATCACATCGTTCTTCATACTTAGAATATTGAGTTCCATATTCTTGTGCATACTTTCCAAATATTCCACGAAGACTTTCTTTTGCCCAACGTTCGATATTCTTTAAAACGATTCTCTTTCATTTGAACATAATAAGAATACTGTTTTAATTGGTACGCGAAAATATTACACTCTTGAATTGAGATTTCTTTAAGTTGTTGGTAATTAAGAGATAGAATATCTTCAATATTATTGCTAACCTTTGGTTCTGGTACTATTAGATTTTTTAATACTTCATCAAGCTTTTCAATAAACTCATCTTTTCTAGATTCCGTTAATGATTTGTTCTCGCCATTTGTTTCGTTCGTCATCTTTTAACTCAATATATGAAAAATTGTTTATTTTACACCACTCTCTTTTATTTCCATCTCTTTTTTGTGCCCTGATAAAATCAAGCCTGTCTTTGTGGAAGTGAGTAGAATAAGTATAGTGTTGTAGTCCGTGAACCTCAACTAAAATACGCAAATTAGGGATAAGAAAGTCAGCATATAGAGGATGTGTCTCGATCTTACCCTTACTGCCTGGCAAGGTTACTTCTTCATAAATAATATAAGATGGAAAAATATCTTTTAATAAACCCCTAGCTTCTTCATGTCCACTAGAACATTTTGTTCTTTTAAGATCTTTAAGTTTTAGATTATATTCTCTACCATCAAGACCTTTTACTTTCACATCAACTCCTTAATCATAGAATTAAGTTTATTATAATCATCTTTGTTTTCTGTTAGATGTTCCCAAACTTTCTTTTGGCCTTGCATTTTCTTTGGCTCATCTAAAAATGTTAGTTCGTACCAAGCTCCACCCTTCATTATAAGCCCTAAATCGCAAGCTAAATCGATTATTTCCCAAACTGAATCTATACCTGTTCCGAATCTTAAATACGATTCTGTAGAACCATTAGGCGGCCCTAAAGCCGATCTATCAACAGTCCAGTCGATTATTTGACCAATTGCCTTTCCTCCTTCTTCCCACTTCTTAAATCCCCTACCTTTTATTTTAACATTAGAAGCATGAACAATTTTAACCCCACCATCTTCATAAGATGGGGCACCAAAACCACTTGTATTAGCAATAATATGTTGAATAATAATAACTATAGTGTTTTGAATAGGTATAACATTAGCTAATTTTCTAGTAAAAGAAGCAAGTAGTTTTGGCCCTTGATTACGAGAAGTTGCACTAACATCACTATTAAACTCAGCTTCTGAACATAAAGTAGAAGAAGAATCTAATACAAGTACAGTTCCTGGTTCAGACTTAATAATTCTATCCGCAATATTAAGAACCTTTTCTCCATATAAATAATTTCCTGGTGTAGATTTAATAACAGTCATCATATCAAGATTTAAGTCTTTTATACCTGTTAAATTTCTTTTTTCTAGTCTAGACTCAATATCTAAATAATAACAGTGTCTACTACCAAATTCTTCTTTCTGGGCGTTTGCGCAAATTTGTAAAGCTAATGAACTCTTACCTAAAGATGGTTTTCCTGAAATAAGAACAATAGAACCTTCTGGAATACCACCGCTTAGCTGTATATCTAATTTTGGTGATGTGGGTATAATAGTTTTATCTCTTACAACAATATCGTTTGGATCTAAAAATACATCACCAAATTCTTTTTTCATCAACTTTTCTGTTTCTTTTTTCATAATTTCTTACCTAAGATATTTTTTCTACTAAAATTACCTTTAAAAGAAGTAACATCACTATTAATGATAGTTTCTTCTTTTTTGATATTTTTCAATTGCTCATCTATTTTTTTTTGTTGGTTTTTAATTTCAGCTACTAAATCTCTAGTTCTCAGGCTATATGCCCATTTAACAACGTTCGTTGCGTTTATTATAGCTTGAACCGAATACTTTTTCAACAACTTAGCTGCTTCGGCAACTTGATTTTTGTATTCATTAGCCCAAAAATCCCCTTTGTTGTTCCAATATTTATAGACTAGAGTATGACCCTTTCTATCAGCTTGTTTTTTAACCATCAACTCTGCAATATACTGACTTTGACTAATATAGTCTCCGGTGCTAGGAGATTTATATAGCATCTTCCCGCAAGGTTTATCTTTGCCCATTTTAACCTCAAAATAAAGCAACTAATCTTTTACAAGTTTTGTCTTGAACAATATCATATTGAAAACTTTCTACACCAAACCAGCCAAAAAACTTTTCTTCATTAATAGGGTCTTGTAAGTGATATTCACAAAACCCTTTTGGCCACATATAAGGAACAGAAACAATTAAATATTTAGACTTTTCTTTTAATTTTTTAATAAAAGGCAATATATCATTATCTTTTAAATGTTCTAGAACTTGACAACATGTTACTATCTCGTGTTTACAAACAGAAACCTCTAACCAATTTCCAATAATAACATTTGTGTTCGGATATATAACATTTAATTTTTCTTTATTTATAACTGTTCTATATTTAAATTCGCCTGTTAAAACAATATCTGTTCCTCCGCAACCAACATCCATTATAGACTCATTACAAGGTAAATTACAAATATATTCTTTTATTTTTTTATAATAATTAAGATTTTTTCTTTCTTCAGCGTATTTAGCCCAATCACTCATCTTCTTTCCTGTTTTGAAAATATTCTTTTACTAATCTATGTAATTCTGGTTTATCTGATGACCATTCTAATATACCGTCAGAATTTATAATAACGTCTTCGAAAGGTTTATAATCCATACGTTCTGCTATTTTTCCTCTAGTTTCGTATTGTCTATTATTAGATTTTCCATGATAAATATGAAAAGCATCACAATTTAGATAGGATGAAATATACCCCTTTGCTCTAACATCATTAATATAACCATGACTATAGTCATTTAAACTTTTGCTATAATTTTTATAAAAATCATAACCCGGTAAAACCGCAGAAATAAAATATTGGTCTCCACCACCTAATATATTTCTATCAAGAAGTCCTCCAGCTTGTTTCAAAAAATCTATTTCACCGATCCAAGCTCCTCCAGGATTTCCTTTAGTAAAATATGCCACTCTTCCGCAGGCATTAAAAATAACCCTTTCATACGGCCCTAAATAATATATGTCTTTAAATAATTGAATACATTTTACATTTTTTTTAATTTTATCAATAGAATTATTAATCCAGTTTGGATCAGATAACATAAAATCATGATCAATCCAAGCAAAATATTTTATATTAGGGGAGCAATCTCTTAAACAAGCATTAATAAGAGCTTCTTTTTGAAACATTACATGCTTATCTCTTGTACCATGAATAACGTTTGATCCTAATATCTCGGGCTTTTCATTATCGTAAACAAGCTCATACGTTTTTAAATAGTTTATATTTGGGCCAAGCCATTTGCACCATTCATAAAATGTATTTTTAAGCTTTATAAATTTACAAGGATTAAAGTGTGTTGTACAAATTACTAAATCATCTCTATTTGCATCATTACACTGTTCTATAACAGGTAAATCTCCGACTTTATAATCCATAATTACTCAAATAAAATAAGAGAAGGATCTTCTAATTCAATTTCTCTAGTAGTTTCTTCATCAAGTATAAATTCTGGAACAGAATATTTATTAATAATGATGACATTGTCCTGAACATATCCAACTAGGAAAAAATTTCTAGTAGAACCGCCAAAATAACCTCTAACCATTTTCTTAAAAAAATAACCAGATTTGTTTTCTGGTAAAGTTATTACATTATCCCTAAAACCACACCTAAAATATTTTATCTTTCTATTATTTTGTTTGCAATAATTTCCAAGTCTTTCCCAAGCACTATGACTATGATTTAAATAATCGTCTTGATAAACCTTAGTATCATCGTCCAAGACGACTTCCCATCTTGGATTATGTTCCCAAAAGTCATTATAACTTTCTGTAAAAGTAGTACAAATCATTTAATATTATGAATACAGTTATTAAGTTTAGGAGATAATCTTTTACCTTTTCTTACTGTGTCAACAACTTCTGATGCTGAATTTGTCATTACTGTTGCTCCACTTTTCTTTGCAATAACCTTTTCAAAAAGGGTTTTAGGTTTTTCTTCTTTTTGAACTATTTTATTCAAGTGGTTTTGAACAACTGATTCTGTTCTATCTAAATCATTAGCTAGTTCAGCAACTGATAAATTTTGATTTTGTTCAATATATTCTTTTTCTGTTTTTGATAAAAATCCGCGTTTCATTTTATTCCTTAATTCATTAGAGATTCTGCTTGAGAAAGTAGATATTTTTTACCTTTAAACTTTCTAAATTCTTTCATTGCGCCCATGTATTTTAAATACAGAAAAAATACATCAAGGTTTACTTTTTTATATTTCCAATCCATCTTTGTATACGATAGATCATCTGCCATTAATGGATCAAACAAAATCCCATTTTTATGTTTAATAAAATAGTACATCTTATCCTCATCAACATTTTCTACAATATAACAACAAGTTTTTTTATCATCAAGTTGTTTTTTATATTGTTTGTTAAATGTATTGTTTTTTGTTTCACAATCAACTCTTTTACCATCACATTTTAAAAATGTGTATTTAGTGATTTTATCTAGTAAATCCATATAGTTGTTACCTCATCATCAAAAGTTACGTCTTTAATACCTGACGGAAAATCCAAATATATTCTACCATGAATAGAATAAGTAAAGGATTCATCACCACAAGACGTAATACACTTAACTTTTTGTGAAATATCTACTTCTGTAGCAATAATAATTTGCCCTAAGACTTTTCCAGTTTCAGCAGAAACAACTTGTTGAGTTTTTGTTTGTACTGGATAGTCATAGATTTCTGGTAATGATTCTGTATATGTAAAATCAGCCATTTTTTCTCCTAAATAAATTTTTAAACAACTTTAAACAATACGCTAGTTTAATACAGCCTAACGCCCATAAACGAAATTTTTCTGTTTTATGCCTTTTCATCATTTTGTCTGGATCTTCTTCGAATATAATAGACAGACCAGTTAAAAAGATAAAGGGTATTGCTAATAAAATAAAAAATACATGTCCAACAAAATAGATAATTTTATACTTTAACCAGTTCATTTTCCCTCAAGAATGTATTTCTTTACTCTTTCTGCTTTCTTTTGTTTTGTTGGTTGACTTTCAATTGCCTTTTTGACAAACCTCGGTGTTTCTGGAATAGGGTCTTTAATACCAAATTCAGGAACCTTGGCATTAGGAAAAGCCTTTTCTACTTTTTCTTTCTTTTTGTTATAGACTTCTTTTTGTCTGTTAACTTCTGCTTGCTGCCTATCTTCTAAACCATATTTACCAAATTCTTTGTTATTTTTTTCTGCAAGTTGAGCAACAGTTTTTACCTCTTTAATAGCACAGTAAACACCACATAAGTCTTGGTATAACTTCATTTTGCCGCAAGAAGGACATTTCTTTTTATGTTTCTCACTTACACTCATATAAAATTCGCAAGACTCTTCACAAGCATCACAAATATAAACTCTACGAATCATTCATTACTCCAAAAATCATAACCAAACTCGTGAGGTTGTAGAGGAACTGGCTCATATTCATATATAGGTAAATCTAATTCCCTTGCTTTTTTAACAATATCTTTAGTTTCACCGCTATTTAAATCAATAGAACAAACTCCTCCATCCTTACTTTTAACATATTCTAACATACGTTCATTTCTTTGAAAACCCGCACGAAAATTATATTTTTCGTTTTTCTTTTTCCATTGATTCCATCGTTCCCTAATATCTTCTGGTTCACAATCAGAAATATCATCCCATTTAGCTGGAAACTTAACTACATTCAATCCGTTTTCTTTAGCATAAGCTTCTGCAAAACTAGCAACACCCTTTGATGTGTCTGAAACAATTTCTCTTACTTTAAAACCAATATTTTGTATAGCTAGATTAATTGTTTCAAAAACTAAATCCTTATCATTACACATCCTACTACCAATCACAATCAAACTTGACATTTATTTTCCTTTATATTAATGATTTAGATTTTACCAAGCACGACAACTCCAATATCTGGCCTTCCATTTTGGTCCAGGATTATCACAATTATGTCTAGCTCTAAAAGATTTTCTTCTAGCTGGATTATCTTTCTTGATCGACATATTTTTGTCGCCAAACCTTACTATAACAACTTTACCTTTATCATTTTTTACATATACCGCACTCTTTTTTGGTCCGTCAGGAGTACGAAACGGCTTATTCAATGTAACCTTCCTACCCTTATATTCAGCAGCTTTTACAGATTCAGGAAAAATTTCAGCTAAAGAAAGATCTTCACTATCAACTCCCCAATCTTCATAATTATTGGGAAAAATAATATTAGCTTCTGTTAAATCTTCCGTAAAACCTAAATCGGCTTCTGTTGTAATATCTAAACATTGATTAAAATAATTTTCTGCTTGATCAGTCATCTTCTAGTCTTCCTAAAATAGAGGAAATTAATGGGTTTCTTTGAATATCTTGTTTGGTTAATGTAGAAATGCCTACCCTATTTAAATTTTGTAATCTATCTATAATTTCATAGAAATCACAGTAATTTAAATCTGTTTGTTTTGTATCACCATTAATAATAATTTTGCAATTACCACCAATTCTAGTCATAAACATTTTAATTTGTTCATATGTGGCGTTTTGTGATTCGTCTAAAAGAGCAAAACAATTATCAAAGTTCATTCCTCTGCATAGCTCTAGTGGTAAAAGTTGAATTACTTCAGTAGACATTAAAAATCTAGTTTGTTCTTTACCTAAAAAGAATTCTATCTGACTAATAAGAGGAAGTAGGTAAGGAGATATTTTTNCTAAAAGAGAGCCTTTTAAATATCCTAAACCATCACCACATTGAACCATAGGTCTAGTAAGAATANTTTNATCAATATCACCGCGAGATAAATATTGACAAGCGATTCCAGCAGCTATAAATGTTTTACCTGTACCAGAAGGTCCATGACAAATAGTAATGTCATTCTCTACAATATTTCTAATATATTCTTTTTGATTATCTGTTTTCGAGGATAGACTATTTACGAGTCTAATTTTGTTACTAACACCATTACTGTCCCATGCTTTTTTTGACATAATCACCTTATAAAATTAAGTGCCTGAACTACCAAATCCACGATCATTTCTTTCCGTTTCTTCTAGTCCTTCCACTTCTTCTGGTTCAAAATGAACAAGAGGAACTAATACCATCTGACAAATCCTATCACCAGTCTTTACATAAAAAGGTTTCTTAGAAGAATTATAAACAACAGCCTTAATAAGGCCTGTATAACCGTTGTCAATAACCCCCCCATGAATATGGATACCTTTACTGGCAAGACCAGATCTTTCTTTTAAGAAAGCTCCATATTTTTTAGGAAATCCAACCTTAACACCAAGATCAACCAATATTGTTTGTCCTGGCTCGATACAAAGCATTTTATTACCTTCATTATCTGTATGATATTGTTCTTGTTCTGTAACAACAGCATACATATCATAACCCAAATCTTCTTTAGTTTTTGTTGGAACAACAGATTCTGGATAAATTTTTACAACTTTCATTTTTTTCCTTAAATTCTATGATCAAGAGGATAATAATTACCTAAGATATTAGCAATAGTATTTCTTGAGTGAAATATAACTTCTAAAAACTTCTTATCACTAATGTCAATACCTCGGTTTGAATTAATTTTTAAATACCATAAATTTTCATCATTTGATGCTATATAAGCTATGACAGATTCTTTAACACCTTCTGTTTCAAATACATTCCTCAAATTATTTTGTGGTAATTCATTGATAATAATTCTTGTAACATTGTTTGGAGAATACACAGAAGAAATAATTCTCTCTAATAAAGGAACGTCAGCCATTTGTTTTTGATATTTATCAATAATAGATTGAATACCTTTATTCTTTGCTTCTTCAATAATAGAAAAGAACTTAACCTTTGCTGGTTGGATTTTAGCTCCACCGTTAGTTAGGCAACAAAACATCACCTTATCAATATAGTCTTCATCAACGAGTTTATCAAGCTCTTTGTAGATTTTTATGTCATCTTGAAGGGCTTTTAGGGTTCTTTCTGTTTTTTTTGTATTAAGAAAAATATATAATCTGGATAATAACCATTCCAGAAACGGATTTAACACCTTGAGCATAATTGACACACCTTTAAAAAATGAGGAAGGGAGAACATTCCTTTCATTAAATTAACGTCTTTATGTAACCATTGGACGTTTCCTTTAATATAGCCCTTATTAGAGTCTATCCTATCTAAAGAGGCATTACACCCTAAGACGATATCTACACCACTGATAGCGCACTTTCCTTCCTGATCTTGAAAAAGTTTTATTATGTAACTTTTCGTTATATCTATTTTTACTGGTTTCCTTCCTGATTTTTCACCTGTTGAAGAGCGTTGAATTTCTTTCCAAACAGCATTAATATTGTTTGGTTTACAACGACACTTCTTATCTTTTATTTTTGCATCAAGAACATCGTGTTCCAAACCACATAATAAACATTTATATCTGCTTACAACACCATTTCTTGATGATTTTACTTCGTGTTGTTTTTCTAACATTAGATTATTTCACAACCATTTGGTCCAGAGCAAGCCACTTCGCCAGAAAAATTCGTATTATCTTGTTCTTCAACCATAGTAGAGTAATCTACTTCTTTGTATTCACGCTGTAAATCTGACCACATTTTCCAATTATAAACATCTTTTAATAGATACGTCGTTTTCTTTACGTCTCCATCCATATATTTATTAGCAAACTTATTTACAGAAACCACGAAATATAATTGTTTTTGTAAATTATCAATATTATGTTTTTCTGTTATTTCAGATTTTATCTGTGATATATAATTAGTTACAAGTTCTAGATTTTCATCATAATCAAATCCTATCCCCATAGCAGCATCGCAAGCAACCCAAAGATTATTATTAAATGCTACTAAAGCCCTTTCAATTAATCCAGAAGCTAATATAGAACCATTACCATATTCTTGTGCTATTTGAGAGGGTAAATAAACAGCAGTAAATGGTGCTTGAGGATAATCTTTGTCTCCACTACTACTCAATAGAGAAATACCGGCTAAATACTTTTGGTTCTTAAAAATATATTCTGAAACCTCATCCCATTCTTCTGACTTAACATTAATAGTATTACTTACCGTATGGCTTGTCCCAGGCAAAACACACAAGTCTTTATTAATACCTTCATTAACCCAATTTATTTGTAATGTTTTTACTACATCTAGTAAATCAATAGCTGTCATATCGTTTTTACTTCTGGCACTACTTGAAGTTTCACAAGCAAAACCAATTACATAATCTGTATCATTTGCTGACCATACTGATTTTTCTGCTGCAACAGGATTATTCTCATAAAAAAACTTAAATATATTTTCATTTCTATTAGCCTGAACTCTACGAATATATCTCTTATAATGATGTGGATGCATTCCCGAGCTAGTTCCTAATATACAACTTGTGGTTCCTTCTGGCTTAATTGTACAAGCTCTAGCACATTGATTAATATTTATTTTTTCTGCTAACATTTTATTAGCTTCAATAACAGTTCTAGCACCTTTCTTTAGTAGAGAGGGTTGTAAGATTAATTCTGGATTATCCATAATACCAGTCATTGAAACGCCAAGTAAAGCTTCTCTCTTGATAATTTCCTCTGTTACTTTACCCATATATGGAGCAGAATTTAATCCAGCTTGCAATGTTCCAATATATGCTGCAGCCTTACAACTTTCAACAAAATCATCTTCATTTTTTACCTTTTTACAATTAATCGTAGTCAAATTACATGGTTGAAACCCGGTCTTTAATCCAACTTCTTCTGGTTGACATGAAAAACCAAACTTAATCTTATCTTCAGATAATGCCTTTTGATATTTTTCTTCATCGACAACTAAATAGGGAAAATGTAGAATTTCATGGCAAGGGTTGGCACCCGTTTCTGCACTATCAGCAATAGATAATCCAGGCTCACCATATTCTTTAGTATATTTAAAAAATTCTTGATATTCTTTCTTTCCAAAATTACCACGAATCAATCTAACACTATTATTACTTCTTGCTCTTTGTGGATTATCATAAAACCAATTACCCGTCTTGCACATTAACATTTCTTCATCATCTGGAGAAAATAAAGATAGTAATGCAGATCGTCTTACTCCACCAGCCAAAACAGCATCAGAAGCAATACATACAACATCATGTGCATCAATCGGTCTAAAAATACCGTTCTCTAAACAAATATCTAACTTTGCCTTGATCTTACTTAATGCTTTAGATAGTGGTTTTGGTCCTGGTGCTTTCCCAGTAATTCCCCTAATAGAACTTCCTTCTGGTCGAATATTAGTTAGATCAAAATCAATTCTACAACCAGTATATTCTGGAAACACAGAATCTTGATCAAAATAACTTGATACTAAAACCCCAATACAGTCTGCCCAACCTTCGATACTATCTTCTGGAACAAATAATTTTTCTTGTTTTTGTTTTGAAGAGATTAAATTAGGCATTCTAGCAATATGATGTTTCTGTACGCTATATCCTACCCCACCACCACACATCAATAAATACATTGCTTCTTGAAAGAAAGAAACCCTATCAATATGAGAATATTGACAATTAAAGTTTCTCATTTCATGCTTGAGTCCTGGTAATCCGCCAAATTGCATTGTTCTTTGTGAACCTAGAACCTTTTTTTGTTTTACTAAACCATAAGCCCATTCAATTTCTTCTGTAACATCATAATGCGAATATTTGAATAACATCATGTTTTTAACACGATCTACAGCCTCATTCCAAGTTTCTCGCCTTTTCTTTTCTGGAATGTAATTAGCATATTTAGCCGTAAACGTATAATCCTGCAAAGCCTTAATTGTCATTTATGTAAAATCTTTAAAAATTTGAGTAATACTTGTGAAAAGGGGATGATAAACCTGAATATTACGTTTGAGGATTAAATTGATTATTGGTTTATTATAAACTTTTAATTCAGGTGTCCGAAGACTATAGCTAGGCGTACCCCATTTTGTTTTTAAAAACCCTTTAAAGTCTAGCTATTTATAATTACACTTTCAGCTATTTGTAATTTTTCCTCCAGGAGAATAAACTACAATCTACATCTATAATTTTAATACCTGTTTTTTCAATTATTTTGTTGATAATTTTTGTTGTTTCGGAGTTTATACCACCATGTAATAAATCACCTTGATAAATAGTATGAACTCCAAACTGCCATAATTCTCTCACGCAATTAAAACAAGATTTACCATTAATATAAGCTATGGCACCACCAATATAATGAGGAACAACACAACAATTATGCATCGCATTACATTCAGCGTGACTAATATATGAATATTTTGAATCTGACATTCCTACACCAGAACCTCTTACAACAGGAAAATCATTATCACTATCTCTTAGAAACCCATTATATCCAACACCAATAATTCTTCCTCTATTATCTGTTAGAACGGAACCAATTTTTGTATTTGGATCTGGAGAGTTTTTTGCAACCACGAAACACATTTCCATGTAATTTTCTAATTTCTTATTCATACAAATTCAAACCCTACATCTTGATGACAGCCAATAATAGGAGAATCAAATATATACTTCAGCCTTTTACCACTCAAGTATTTTTCATTCATTTCTTCTAACGACATATTTCTTCTATTAACGCCTGTAAGTTGACTGATATTATTTAAAGGTATGTTGACCGCGACACTTTCTTTTAATGAGAACAGTGTTGTAATATTACTATTAAACTTTTGTAAGATTCCTTCAAGTTCATTTGTGGTTTTAAACCTAATTTGCTTAAGAATAGGTAAAATATAATCTGTACTATATAAATGCATATCTAAAGCGTGTGGATAACCATAATTGGTCCACATATATTTTTTTGGATTCCAGTAAAGAAATTCTTCATCTGTTTTATCAGGAATTAAAGGTGGTTGTAATGTTCCTGCTAAATGATCTTGGATAACTGTATTATAACCTAACCTAAAAGAAAATACAGTGTTGTTGTCTAGTTTATCTTTGATTGTTTGAAGATTTTTTACGGGGCCAAACAAAACAGTATCATCAGTAGTATAACAAATACTTTTTCCTTGTTCTGATAATCTGATTGTGTCCTCGTAAAAGTCGTTCTCACGCACGAAATTCACGAAGGGGTGTTCTTTCTTGCATATGTCGTAAGCATCGTCAAAATGGAAATCTGATGCCTTATACAAGACATTTACGGTTGATGGAACATATTTTCTTAAACTTGTTAAGAGAGCGTCTAATTGGCAGGCTCGGTTAAAACTCCAAACTAATATATTAATCATTTTATCCTTTTATAAATCTAAAAAAATAGCCGACCAATTTCTTGATCGGCTACTCAAAATTAAAATAAAATTAAGTTGTAATAGTATCAGGAACTTTAACAACAACTACAGATCGACGACGTAAAGCTTCACGAGAAATTTTTCTAGCTCTTTCAGCTCCCGGTCGAACCAAACGTCTTACTGGTCCACCTAACCCCTTCTTAACAGCAATTTTGTAAAAATTATGTGAACTCAATTCACCATTTACAAATCGAACCAAATCACTCTTCATTGCATTAACAATCATATCCCATTCAACAGTCTTCATAAAAACATCTCCAAAAAATAAAAGAACAAAACTACTTACGTGAATTAAACAAACTATTCAAGTTACCCTTATTACTAGAAAAAGGAATAAATTGAGAGTTACCATCAATCGTTTTTCGTGTGTATCCACTAACCTTCCCTTGATAAGTATAACCGCCGAACGAATTTTTTCGACTGAAAGTAGAAAGTTTTCCGTTTTCTGTGTAATTAAATCCGCCGAACACGTTTTTACGAATCTGAACATTTTGTCCAAATCCAGAAACAGGAAAAAGTAACATAAACACTAATACTAAACTACGCATTTTTAATCTCCTCTACAATAAATATATTTTTTTCGTACTCACCTTTAACCACAATACTATCTAATTTCATCATTCGTTTAATTTCTTGATTTGGTATTTTAGAAAAGTTTGCAGAAATTCTATCTCCACCAGTCTTTCTAATTCTACCTATTTTTGTATCAAGATCGTATTGTCGAATTGAACATTTAATTTCCATTATTCTTCCTCTTCATAATCATATTCAACACCAAGATCAGCATCAATAATCTTGTCAATAATTTCGTCAACAGCAGTAATTCCAATATAATGTGTGTCGGCTTGAATTTCACAAGATTGATCTACAATTTCCGAAAGTTCCATTAAAATTTCTGCTGCTGCGATTAAATTTTCTGCGTGTGCCTTTAATGCCTTTTTATTATCACCTTTAGTATAGGTTAAAGCATGATTTAGATCATCACCCTTTTTGAAATACGGTAAGTAAATTTCTACAGTTCTCATTCTTTTCCTTTTAATTTTAACTCTATTAACCCATCTTGAAACATCTTATTAATTCCAGCGAATAAATTAGGAGATAGTTCAAACATTTTATTAGTTAGTTCACTACATTTATAACGAACAATTTCTTTGGGTTTTTCTCTACCAGTATAAAGTGGAACAGCAATAAAACACCATTCACCATCTTCTTCTACTTCATATCCATAATAGAAATAAATACCAAATAACGTACAACTACAATAATCACTTGACTCGCAATAACTCATTTTTCATCCTTAAACAAATCATCACAATATTTATCCCAGTCATAACCTCTTTCCTTTATTACATGTCTTAAACCTTCATAAAGGCGAACAAGATCTTTATTGTCAATAATAATTTCAGTTAGAGTATTATCTTTAAAACTTGTTTGTTGATGGCCTGGCGAAAAACCAGTAACACCTTCTAGAAATACGATTCCGTTTTTAATTTTCATTTTCTTCCCTTAAAACATAACTCTCAGAACAAAGATCACATAGCAAACCGAATTTTGGATATTGCCACACTTCAATACTCTCAGGAATTCCCCAGTAAGTTTCCTCTAAAACATTAGCTAACTTAACATCTTGTTCTTCTCTCATTTTTTCGTAATCATCTAATCTAGTAAATTCGGCAGATAAAACTTGTCTTAATGCTTCTGCTCTTGAAGCAGTAATTGTCATTTCTGGAGTGTTTTTTCTTGCTGGATGAAATGTCTCAATTAAATTCTTAAGATCATCCCAATGTTCATTTACTAGAGTCCACCATTCTTCTTTTGTTTTTGGATATTCAATACTCATATCTTTTCCTTTTTAATCATGTAACAGTCATTAGGCACATTAACGAACATAGATCTTTCACCATTAAACAAATTATCTGTGTATATTAAAATAATTTTATTCTCTTGGTCAATATCTACGACTTTTAACTCAACATCTTTTTTAACTAGAACTAATTCTCTAGAACGAATTTTGGTTGTACCATATCTAGTTTCTCTTTTAACAAGTATTACATAAACGTCGTATAAAAATTTAATTTTCATTTAACACTTCATAGAATTCATTAGGAATATTGACTAACCATAAATGATATCCATCAGCAACACCATCAGTAAAAACATATATATCTGAAACTCTCTTTCCACAAGATTCTATTTTTATAATTTCAAATGGAGTTTCTTTTCTTAAAAGCGTGGCTTTATGAGTAGTATCACCACTAAAACCTTGAGACTCTTTTTTGACTACCCATTTATCTGATTTAAATTGTATTTTCATACTGGACCCCACTTTTCTCCTTTTCCATACAAAACATCTCTATATTCTTTACTAGATCCACTGTAAACTTGTTCCAATAAAGTTTTTCTTCTATTTTCTTCATCTAAGGTTTTTTGAGATATTGATCCTTTACCATCACATAAATAACATGGAGTAAAACCCCATCCTTGTCCTATAAAAAATTCTCTTTTACCACGATTACCATTGCAGGCTGTGCATTTATGTATCATACTGTAACACTCCCCATATCTAATTTAGGATGAGGATTGTAATTCAACAATTCAACTTCATCCCAAGTCCAATCGAAGATACTAAAACTACCATCAGGCTTTCTTTTAATCTTTACTTGTGGTAATTCTTTTTCTTCTCTTTTTAGTAGTTCTTGAATAGCAGTTAATTGATTTTCGTAAACATGGCAGTCCGCAAAAATACCAACCAATTCTCCTGGTTCTAATCCAGATTCTTCACAATATAATAAAAGTAATAAGGCATATGAAGCTATATTTACAGGAATTCCTAAAGCCAAATCACAACTTCTTTGAAACCACGTTAAGTTTAATTTATTTTCATAAACAACAACATTATGTAAAACGTGACAAGGAGGCAAAGCCATCAATTCCATTTGATTAGGGTTCCAAGCAGAACAAACCATTCTTCTATCATAAGGATTTGTTTTAAGTTTATCCACAATAGATTGTAATTGATCGGTATAGATTTCCTTTTCATAATCCTCTTGCCAAAATATCCATCCCTTATGATTAGATTGTCTACCTGACAAACAGTGAGATATTCCATATCTTTTTAAATTATGAGTTTCTGCGAATTCTTTTATTGAATCACAAGAAAAAATTAATCCATATGGATTTTTACCGAAAATCGTTTTAACTGATGTTTTATTATTAGCCTGTTCCTTTTTATTCGCCCATATACAAGAATTAGGACCATAACAATTAAAACCTAAAGAATCTTTATCTAATGTATATTCTAAAGGATTTAGAAGTTTATTATTCCAACCAACAATTTTTTGAACATCCTCTTTGAAATATTCGTACGTTAACCATCTATTAACAACGTATATTCCCCTTTCTCCATAATTAATATAATCTTTATCTTTTTCATTATAACACCTATGAAGCATTGAATACCACGTTTTTTTAACTAAATTATCTACTTCATCTTCTGAATTATTTGATATAACTCCAACATTAGCAACAGTAGGATTTAAATTATCTAAATTTCTTGGGACTGGTTTATTTTTTAAATTAAATCCTCTCCACTGAGAGCCATATATACTCCCCAAATCAGTATCTTTTAATTGATGTTTTTCTTTTTCTTCTTTAGTAAACCATAATGGACAACCTAAAGGATTACTCCACTCAGACCAAAACCCACACTTCCTATCTTGATACCAACTTTTATCAGTAATACCCTTAATAAAACCTTCAAGTTCAACACTCATAGATTTAAAAGGCATTCTCCTAAGAGTTGTTAGAGGGAATCCATCGCTCATATCATGACGAAATATTTCGCAAAATGTACCAATAGTTCCATTTTCTACAGGAATAGGATTATTGTTTGTATCAAAACGAACTGGTTGTTTTGGCTTTCCGTTTTTAATAATATTTTCTAAAATCTCTTTATAATTCATATTTTTCCTTTAATTTTTTCAACTGTTCAAGATCTCTTTGTTTTTGTTCTTCTTTAGATTTTTCTAATTCAATTCTACTTTTTTTCTTTTTCTCTTAATTCTTTCTCTTTAGAGATTTCTTTAGCTAAGTCTTCACCTTTATAACCTAATTGACGAAGATATTCTCTTTGCTCTTCATGATCATACCAATCAAAGTTTTTAACAATATATATTTCGTAATCTCCACTTGGGGATTCTGATTTAAAATCTGCTATTGCTTTAACTAAAGACTCTTCATCATCCAAGTTAAATATTTCAGATCTAAAATATGAAGGAGTATAATATCTACAATATCCACCATTTTCAAAATAAGTGTCATCTTCACAAAACATAGTTAAGAGATATTGATCTGGTATATTTTCTAAATTCATTTTTATCTTACCAATACATATGATATATTTCTTCTAATTCCAAATCTTTATATTCTATTAATGCGGCATTACAAGCAGAATACTCGTCTTCAATAATTTCTCTAGCTAATTCTTCAGTTTCAGCTTTTACCTTAACTATTTTAACAGAATATTCACTCTCTACACAAAATAAATAATCTTTCATTCTCTTACCCACCTTTGAATATTCAAGCCATCAAAAATCATAATAGAAACACGTTTAAAATTAGTAGGAAAAGTAAAGTAAGTATCACAAGGTCCATCATCGTCGATAACAGACAAATAAATATTGTCGATTACATTAGCTTCTAAAGCAAGATTGTAAATTTGAGCGCCGCCAATAACGAAACAATCTCGATCATTTAGTATTCGTGTAAGAAACTTGTCTTTATCAGTATAGCTCACCACACGCGAATCGTCAATCTTTGAAGAAGAAAGAACACAGTTTATCCTGTTTTTAAGAGGTTTTCCTAAACTTTCATAGGTTTTCCTGCCCATACAAACAGTTTTATCATAAGTCATTATTTTAAAAAACTGCATGTCGTTATCATTTTTCCAGGGAATAGAATTATTTAATCCAATTCCACCTTGATTATTTGTTGCTACTATAATATTCATCTTTCTCACAATTAAAGCATATATTCATTGTAATAATCTAAAGCATCTAATTCAAAAAGATAATCGAGATATTCTTCTGGCTCTTCTAAGAAATCATTTCTTCTACGCGTCAAACTATTTAAAATAAGTAATTCTTTTTTAATTAGAATATCTATTATTAAACCATGCTCGATATTCGTTCTTATCTAAAAGATGGTAAATAGAAAGAAATGCTTTTCTAAAATCTAACCTAGCAAAGAAGTATTTAAACCAATATAACTGGTGGTGAGCTGATCCGTATTTATCTTTACAAATTTTACACATAATATTTCTCTCTCAGTCTATTAAGTTCTTTTTTCAATACCTTCAATAATTACATCTTGAGCTAGTCCTAAGCCAAGACCTGCCTTTATATTCCAGTTTTTACCTTCTAAGCATTGTTCAATAGCTATCATAGCAACACTTAAAGGAACAAAAGAACCATCCATATTTCCTTGTCCATCTAACACAGAGTGTTTTCTAAGATAATCTTCTACGTTTTCTTTTAATTCTGACATAACTTCATTACCTTCCTTTCCCAATTTTTATAACAATCTCTTTGTCTTGTCCCCTTTTCAATAACAGATAAAATATTCTTTTTAAGATCAAGTTCTTTATCCCCAAGTTCTGAAACGAACTGATTAATAACTTTCTCTAGTTCTATTTCTTGTGGAGCAGTTAATTCTACTATTGCAGAGATTTTTCTCATTAACTTTTCTGTGTGCATTTATTCCTCAACTCAAACCTATATTCTTTTGTGTCAAAATCATAAAATTCTATAACCTCTATAACTTGTTTTGATTTAATATTATTAACATCTAATGTTTCTAGAAGTTTTTTAAGAGCAATCCATCTATCAAGATCATATTCTTTATCAATGCCGTAAACGGCAATATTCACAGCCTCAATATAATGATATATTTTTCCGTCTTTTATGCAAGGGAATAACCAGTCGTATGGCTCTTCTGATCCTTTAAAGTTTTTAGGTTCATCATCATCATTAAAAAATTGAACCTCAAACTGATTAAACTGATCTAAAACAATTTCTTGTTTACAAACATCAATAGCTAGTCCGTTTTCTAAATCAAAGTCATCATTAAAAAAACCAAGATGGTGTCTACATCTTTTACCTTTTGGGCTAACCCAAACAGCATTATCACGAACCCATCCATGATCTAATAGAAATTGTTCATCCTCTTTGTATACTTGTTCACATTCGTCTAAGAATTTTTCAAGTTGATCGCCAGTTAAATTCATAATACTTTCCTACCATGTGTTAATATAATCTTGTTACCATCTTTATCAATTTCACTCCATTGATCTGACCACGCTCCTCTCATAGTCCATGCCCAAGTAGTCTCTATTCCTTTAACCCTATGAATTTTATCTCTCTTAGTAATCTTAGGTCTAAAAGAGGGAATAAAGGTCTTTGTTTCACCTTGCCATGTTTCTTCTTCTACTTTTCCTTTTAACCAAAAAGTTATAGCATTGAAGGCATGAGAATGGAAGTTGCGTCTAGTTCCTTTACTAAACCTTAAAAAGCCAAAAGAACAAACGGGTTTCCATTCAAAAAACAATATTGAATAAACACCAGAATCTTTTCCACCATCTGATTTCTTAAGAAAGAATCTAGGAATCCACTTATTCATTATAATTTCTCCAAATAACAACCAGAAACAACTTTACCATTAAATTTAACATACCAAGCATTTTTAATTTTGATAGGTTTTTTTGTTAAATTTTTACACACAAAACTATCATCTTCATAAGGGTTGTATGTAATTATTGCCGGTAAATTTTTATGTTGCCAATATTCAATTCCCATACCAGACTCAACTATCATACCATAAATAAAAGCATGTACATTTTTCTTCTTATCTTTTAAGACTCTCTGACGACCATTTTCATTTACTTTAAACTTACAATCAGCAAGCATAAACTGATCTTTATATCCTACCACTTTCCATCTAGAATTAATTTTCTTTTGGATAGAGAACGTTTTTCTGTGTAGGTTATAATAAACGCGAACTAAATCACCCTTGTTTAGCTGATATAATTCTTGGGTATTTTTTATCAAAGTAATCATCAACATCTTCCTCAATTCTTTCAATCATCTCTTTGTTTTCTTGAATGTATGTTTTAATTTCTTCTATTTCTCTTTCTGAATAACAAAGATTACCAAAAAAAGAACCTATCCTATAAAAACCTTTATCAAATTTCTTGTTGAACCCTTCCATTAATTCAACTAAAAGTCCAAGATCATCAATTCTACACTCAATATTTGCTAACTTAACATTAGTAAAAAATGAATCAATTAATCTAGCTCCACCACAATCATAATATGGAACACCTTCTATCTCTTTTACTTCAAGCTCAAATCCATATTTACCTTTGATATAGTTGTAAACAAGATCACAAACTTCTTGACTATAACAATAATGAGTGTTGATTCTTCCGAACTCTTTTGAGTTAATTATAAACATCTAAAACCTCTTCTTTTCTAATCCACAAATTTGACAAACATAACAAGAATCATTATTTCCAGAAGCATCAGGATAGTATTTTACTTCTGAATGATCGCATAATTGTTGAGTAAGAGACATAATCCTGTTTAGTTTCTTAATAGATTCTCTAAAATTATTTTCTCTTCTTTCTTTTTCTAATTCGATTTCATATCGAAGTTCTTTAATTTGATCTTTCATTTTTGCCTTATAATCCAATCTTTATTTTGAAGAAAGAATGCATAAGGATAATAAGGTTGATCTACATAAACAGCAGGAACGCCTGATTGTAATAAAACTGGAATAACCTTTTCGTTTTTGAGATAATACTTAATACCATTATTATCAATTAATGGATATATTCTGTAATACTGATTAAATGTTAATCCAGTTTCTTTATGAATCATTTTCCATTTTAACCATTTACTTTCCACGTTTTTTATCCTTTTCTTGATGGTCTTTCCACCAATCTAATAATTCTTGAGAAGGCTCTTTTTCTCCTCGGAAAACTTTTCCAGCTTCACAAAGTAGTCTAGTTAATTTATCAGCAATATTTTTTATATCATGATAATCATCATAATGATCTGTTAAATCACATAAACCAATCAAAAAAGAAAAAAATAATAATTCTAAAAGCATAATTCTTCCTTTACAAGTCTACAATTAATACCCTCTATTGGACATTCTGTAACCATAATTTTATAACCTGTAGAGCTTGATGGTAAATAATAAATACATTCTGGCCACGCCTCAATCCATAATTTAGTAATTTCTATTTTTTCTTTTAAAGCAAAACCATCGTCTATTAATAATTGCTCTTTCCATTGAGTATGAATATTATTAGGAAATTCTTCCAAACCCTTTTTAAGGGCGAAAAAACCAGGTTCTACTTCAACAAACTCTTCTCCATCTGGTCTAATGTATGTTTTAATTAATCCCAACTCCAAATATCCTCATTATAAATTTTACCTTTAGGAAACTTATCAAACTCTTCATGTATAATTGCCTGATTTGTTTTTTGTCTATTTCTACGTTTATCAAAATGTTTCAAATTTTCTTTGATACTACATCTATTACCATAAGATGTATAACTTCTAGCCATCTTAATTAATTGTCTTGGAGTTAATATCTCGTTCTCTGTAATCAAATTCCAAGAATAGCTTCCATCTTGAAGTTTTTCAATTTTATATCCTTCTTCACGTAGGATCTTAAGTGCTGATTGTACATTCATAAAAAATTGTCTAAATATGTATTATTTGATCCAGGTTATTTAGAGTTTTCAAATACAACTTATGGTTGTAAATTCTAGATTCTTTAAATAATTACATGCAGAATTTCTACTATCAATAAAAAACTCTTTAGTCCGCAAGTTATCAAAACGAACTGTTGGAATATAATTCATGTCTTTCTTCAACTCTTCTGTAATTAAAAGACTGTCTCCAGTTTCAATTTCATGCCAAAAAGAAAATTTTGATTGACCAGAATAAGGTCTGGTAATTTTAATTTGCGCTGTAAGACTTAACATTATTAAACCTCATAAAATTTGTTTACTTTTTCAACTAAAACATCATAATCTGTACCAGGATACAAACCAGCACAAGCAAAACTATTAATTTCTACAATCTTTCCAGAATCAATACATAAATCAACAGTGTAAATTAGGTTTGGTGGATTATTAATTACTAAACTATCAACAATATATTTTATCCAAGGGTCGTTTTGTGTATTATATGACCCATAAGTAATAGATTCTTTCTCAATCATAACAACACGAACTTCATTCTTAATCTCCTTAAAAGAAGAGAAAACAATAAGATCATTATGTTTAATAATTCTTCTTGCGTCACCAAAAATAATATCTATTTCTTTTTCAAACCACCTTTTCTTTAGTGTGGTCCCGGCGAATAATTTACAACCGTCATTTGGTTTTATAAATAGTTCTTCTCCAGAGAAGATATCACAGATTAATTCTTTACTCTTTTTTACTGATCCTGCTGGAATAATAATATAATCTGAATTTAAAACATTTTCTTGTGGAGCGTAGTTTGACCAATTATACTGTAATAGATTTTCATAAACATTAGTACAAAAATCTTGATTATCTAATTCTTTTTTCTTTTCTAAAGAACCGCGAAAAATATAATTTCCTGATATATAAAACTCTTTACTAAAAACATACGTATCTTTATTTACATAAAGACAATTAGATCCAGATTTTAAAATAGAAGAAATAAGTTTATCATCTTCTTCTTTATCAAAGACTCCAGTTTGTATAACCCAATCAATCATTATTTTTTTCTTTCTAAGAAATCAATACCAGCTTGATCTAAACCGTATAAAACTTCATCTCCAGAAAAGTCAACTTTAAGTAAACCTTTTTTAGTCATGCTCTCTAATAATTTTCCAACAAAGAGACTATTAATTTTTTCACAAATTTCTTCTTCTGTAAGATCTGCCTCTTCTCCCATTTTTTCTTTTTCTTTTGTTAATTCTACAACAGCGTAGTGTGTTACTACTCTACCCGCAGGACCAGCAAAATATTCACCTTCTTCATTATCAAGTGTCACTAGAGTTAAGCAAATATCAAGTAACTCTTGTTCATTAATCGATTCTTTTATCATTATATCCTAATCTCCACAAAACTTTAGCAATGTCTTCGGCGGCTGTTTCAACGTATTCTTCGTCTAAATGCCAAAAAGCGGCATGTAACATCTCATGTATCAAAATTTCTAATCGTTCTTCATCTTTCAAATCTTCCCTAATTCTAATTTGTTTATTAGCAGAACAGGGGTGATCGCATTCACCCCTGTTTTCTAAATTAGTACAAAAAACTAATTCCCAGATCTTATTAAGGATCTTTATTTTCATTTAGAAAGGTAAAACTGCATCAGTATCATATTCGACAGAAGAAGTTGTCTGGACAATAGATTCAGTCTTTTGAGGAGCTTCCATAAAACTTACTTCTTCAACTACGACTCCAACACGACTACGTTTTTGTCCGTCAGTTTCCCAACTTTCATAACGTAAACGACCTTCAAGGATTAACTTTTTTCCTTTAGTTAAATATTGAGCAAGATTTGCAGCACGATCACCGAACATAGTGCAATCAAGAAAAGTGGTATCTTCCTTATCCTTAAACTTACGATTACTTGCGAAACCAAACTCTACAACAGTTGTTCCACTAGATAAATTCTTTACTTCGGCATCTCTAGTTAAACGACCACTAATAATAACTCTATTTACATCTGACATAAAACTCTCCAAAAAATAAAAAGTATCTGACTAACGCCTTGTTCCCTATATTATACCCTCACACCATTCAGTAGTCAAGCATAATTTATAAAAAGGGCCAGAATTTTTCAAGGCAGTTGTTTCAAAACATAATCTACTAAATCTTCTCTATCGGGCAATAAGTAATTAGGAAAATTATAAGGTTGTGGGAACAATATTCCATAGCCACCATTATCATCCCATTCTTTAATATTGCTTAATCTATCATCAATTAGAATTTTATTTTTTCCAGCAACCTCTTGTTTTAATTGAGAGGGAGCAAAAATATAGTTTCTAAAACCCCAACCAAAATGGTTATGAATCCATTCTAATTTTCCTTTTACACAGTTCGGACATTTACTTGGCGAAGTCAAAAGACAAAAGTTTTTATCTACTTTCTTTACCTTTTCTATAATTTCATTAAACCATGGATAAGGTTCTAAGTTAGCCCAAAAAGAATAACCGGCTTCATCTATTTTTTTCCACATTTGACTTTGTGGGATACCTAACATTTTAGATATATCATAAACGTCTGGCTCTTTATAATCAACACAGAAAAGGTCACAAACACCTTTTGTCCAATTACATAAAACGCCATCTAGATCAAGGAATAATTTCATTATTTTTCTATTAAAGTTTACCAAATAAAATATTTAAAAATTCAAAAGACATAATCAAATATTTCTTTGGGTTTAAGTAAGGTGAAACTTTCGGAAAATATACATAGAAAAATTCGCAAACATAAAATAGTATAAATATAGCAGTATATAGTGGCCAAGCAAATGTCTGAATAAATAATGATGATGTGTCAATTTTTTTACTCTCATTATATTCTATTAAACATGATAAGTACCAACCAATAAACCAAATCAAACCAATTAATAGGAAAATATTCATTTCTTCCTCAATAAATTATCAAACATTATATTCTTCCCAATCAGAATGCTCATCAAAATCCATATAACTAACTTCTACATAACCAATCCACACAGAATAGATCGTAGATGTTTTCATTTTTAACTTAGAACATTTTCCTTCACAATGCTTTTTAACAAGATCAAAGAATCTAGATCGTTGAAAAGTAATTAAACCAATAGAACAGTCGTATGGTCTAAATCCTAAATCACATAAATAGGATAAAACATCTATAGTTTCTTTCATTTTCATGAAAGTGTTTACATGTTGTTTTTGAATATTGTTTCTAACAAGGGGTGATGAACTAATTTTCATTTTACAATCCTTCCTGACCATCAAAAGCTTCTTTAACTCTTTCTTTCCATTCACTTTTAGGAAAATTTCTTGCATATAAAAATGCTATAAGTTCTCCTGTTGAAAATCCCCCTCTACAATTACCAGTAATAATAGCTTCTTGAGGATAATAAATATGAGAATAGACCTCATAAGCTAATAATGTAACTTTTGAGTCTATTATAGCTTTTCTATTTGATGTATTCTTTTGTACTGGGTGTAATATTTTTTCCATTTTTTCCTTTTCAATAACTAGCATTGAGACTCGAACTCAAAACCTCCTGATACAATTCAGGACTCTACCAATTAAGCTATGCTAGTGTTTTTATTCTTTATCAAATTTTAAATGAAGCTATCGGAAGTCGCGTCCGAATTTCTACAGTGAAAGTGTAGTGTTCTAACTATTTAAACTATAGCTCCTTATTTTAATTTTCTTGCGATTCAGTCCACCAACAATCTGTACATTGTAATTCTTTTATAGAACCAAATTGGTCATAATCAACAACTACCCATTGTAGTCCAGATTCACATTCTGGACAAGTAAAATTATTAATCTTTTCTTGACGTTCAAAATTGTTTGATATCTCATCCATTATCTATTCCTATTTAAAGCTCCAAGGGTACGGATCGAACGTACGACGGGGATTTCTCCCGCAAGATTAACAATCTTGTGCAATCAACCACTCTGCCACCTTGGATTAAATCATCTAATTCACTCACCCACGATTTGAACGTGAACCAATTGATTCAAAGTCAACTATGCTACCATTACACCAGTGAGTATTTTAAGTCTAGATGGAGAAATTCGAATTCTCGATATCTTGCTCCCAAAGCAAGTGGGTATAGCCATCTGCCCGACATCTAGTTATTTTATTCCTTTTTTAATTCTCATATTTAGAAATAACCACTTCAAAATGAGTCATTTCTGGAAAATCTTTTGGGTCAATACTTAATCCATGACCAATTAAACCACTATACATACTATCTAATGGCTCCTTTCCTCTTCTATCATTCATTCTAATCTGATTAGAGCAGGCTATCATTATATCTTTATGATATCCATTTTTATCAAAAGCTCTAATAACAATTTTAGTATTGTCCACTATTTCTTTCCTCTATTTCTTTCCTTAAAACCTCTTTCCTAGTTCTCAACCTTTTAGGTCTTGAATCATGTAAACCTGAACCACTTCTATGCGGAACATGACATTTCTTTTTCGATTGTTTAATTTCGATTTTGATTTTCTTTGGCATGATCGTGTCAGTATTATAGTCGAGGTTCATTCAGTAGTCAACGTTATTTTGAAAACTTTTTCATTAATTGCGGGAATAGGATTCGAACCTATAGCTTCGGCTTATGAGGCCGACGATTTACCATTACTCGATCCCGCAGTATGTATTATATACGCTGACCAATCAGTAGTCAACCATCTTTTTATTATTTTTCCAAAATTCGTTTTTGCGTTGGAAAGTCGTTTCAAACTTCCTTTCCGCTTATATATTATACACTCAAACCACTCAGTAGTCAACCATGTAACCAAAATTTTTTCAAAGTTTCTGGTTTGTTGCGGACTAATGATTAGTCCTATTTTCGATAAATTGTGTAGTTATTAGTAGGAGAACAATAAATATGCGTAAATTAACAGACGAACAAAAAATAGAAATCGTAAAAAAGTACAAGTCCGGTATTTCATCTAGACAATTAGCTAAAGAATATAATGTTTGTAAGACATCGATATTATCATTATTAAAAGTTAGAGGAATTAAGCGTGAAAACTGATTATTATGGGGTTATTTACAAAATTACTAATTTAGTGAATGGTAAGATTTATATAGGACAAAGCAAGAATTATAAAACTAGATGGAATGAACATAAAAGACTTTCAAAGAAAGAAGCAAATGCTAATGATACTGTTTTTGTAAGAGCTTTAAGAAAATATAGTATTGAAAAATTTACTTTTGAAATTATTGATTATGCAGAATCGGCACAAAAACTAAATGAATTAGAAGAATTTTATATCAAAGATTACAATTCTGTTGTTCCTAATGGATATAATCTAACTTCTTATATTAATGGTGTTTCAATATTATCTGAAGAATCTAGATTAAAAATGTCAGAATCTCGAAGGAATACTAAAAAACAATATTCTAGTTCAAATTATTATGGGGTATCTTTTAATAATAAAACAAAAACATGGGGCGCTTATATTCATTTTAATAAAAAAACTTCATATATAGGATTTTATAAAACAGAGATTGAAGCTGCTCAAGCTAGAGATATTGAAAGTTTAAAAGATGAATATTGCGGATTATTTGAATTAAACTTTATAGAATTAAAAGATGATTATCTATCTGGTAAAATTACAGTAAATAAAATTGAAAAAAATTTACAAGGTAAGTTAAAAAATATAAATAAAACATCTATATATGTCGGCGTTGTTTTTGAACAAAAATATAATTTATGGAGCTGTTCTATAACTTATAAAAAGCAACGTTACCATCTAGGTTTTTTTGATACAGAAATAGATGCAGCTAAACGCTATGATATTGAATCAATAAAACTTTATGGAGATAAATCTGTTTTAAACTTTGAAACATTAAGAGATAATTATATTCAAGGTACAATACAAATAAAAAAACGAGAAAGAAAATACTGTTTAAAACCAAAAAATAATTCATCTAAATATATAGGAGTGTCTTATAATAAACAAGTTAAAAAATGGACATCAAGAATTACATATTTAAGCAAAAGGTATTATTTAGGAAGGTTTTCTTCAGAAGAAGATGCCGCTAAGGCTTATGATAAAAAAGCAATTGAATTTTTTGGAGATAAAGCTGTAACAAATTTTAAATAAAGCGTCAGTCCAAAGCCGACGCTTCATTTTAATTTATAACTTAATATTAACCAGTCCAAGCCGAATAATTCTTGGTTTCAACACCAGAATCTTCTCTGTATACTAATTTAGCAGGAACAGCATAAGTTGGATTTGCTGCAATGTCTGCACCAACACCAGTAGTACCATCTAATCCACTAGCACTAACTCTTAATCCATTAGCAGAGCCATAAACAATATCACCACTAAGAATATCTACGCTAGTAATATCGTAACGGTTATATCCATTAAATCCATTAATACCTCTAGTTTTTTCCATACCAGCGCCACCAACTAAAGCTGTTAAAGTGTTTCCACCAACAGTAGTTGTATAACCCATAGCAATGTGACTATTTTCTTTATTAAAATCACCACCACTAATTGCTTTCTGAACTAAACCAGATACTTGTGGTTGACGAACATATAACATATTCGCGTCACCATAATCAAGTGATCCAATTTCATTACGTGTTACATTACCAGCATGTAATAAACTTGAGCCATTATTCTTTACATTGTTTCCACTAATCGCTTTTGCAACTGACATTTTATTCTCTTTAATTAAAAATCGTAATCCTATCCTTTTGAGTTCCTTTGTCCTCTATCTAATTTATAATACACCAAAAATATCTTTAATTACGAACTTATCTGAAGATCTTACTCCAACTTTAAACTTTTTTAACTCATGATAATCTTCTTTAGTTCTAACAGAAGAAGAAACAATAATATTCATTGGTGTCATTTCACAAAGATAAGCTGCTATCAAACAATCGTCTTCGAAAATATTAGACATAGTACCAGTGGAAGTTATAACTGAATCAACTTTGTTTTTATACAACTCATCACAAAAATCAAGAATAAACTTAGAATCAAATAATCTATATTCAATAATACAACGTAAAGATTTTCTTTTATCTTTGCATAGATCGTTAATAATTTTAATTTCATCTATTATTTTATCCTGAAAATTATTGGCCATTAAAAATGGGTTTATAGTAAGGTCAATTAAATTAGCGCCAGAATCTGCCGCATAAATAACTTCTCTAATCCTTGTTTTCGTAGAAGATAGACCATAAGGGTAATCTATTTGTGCAGCAATAGAAATTGTATCACACTTTACATATCCAAGAAAATAAGAGGGTAAACAGATATTATCTATTTGATAGCTATCAGCTAAATCTATAAAATGATTAAGGTCGTCTATAGATATAGACTTGTCTTTAATAAGTATTTCTTTTATCATAGATTTAAGTAAATTTCTTTAAAAATGTTTTTCGCGGCCCGAAGTTGATAGCAATACATATCTCTAGTCAAACCCATAATATCCTTTATCTCTTTATGAGAATAACCATCTATATATTTATGAGTTAATATTTGTCTGTGTGTATCAGATAATAAACACAAAGTATCCCTAATCTTTTTTAGGTTTTCACTAGAACTAGGTTCATAAAAAATAGGGTAAAATGTCTTTGTTTGTGTTATTTGCCTAAACCTTTCTAAGAAGTAATATTTGCAGCACACTCCAAGCCATATATTAAATTCTGTTTTTTCTGGCTCAAATGTATTAATAGCTCTAAATAAAGCAGAATCTTTCTCTGATTCTAGATCTTCCCTATCAACTAGATTCTTAATTTTTCTACAATGATAATTTAATATTTTTTGTACTTCTATATTTCTCTTTACTTCTTCATAAATCATGATGTTAAACTCGATAATAAAATTCCGCCATTTTGTGATAAATCTGTCATCTTGTTATATTTAGCTTCAAAATCTTCATCTGTAACAAAGCAGGAGATATAATTCTTAAGATCAGGATAAACATAAATATACCAATCTTTTTCCTCTTTAGAAAATTGCTCACGAAGATCAAGAATCTCTTTGGAGATTTGTAAAGACCCAACACTAAGTTCAATCACTGGTCTTACCTTAGTGAATTCAAAAAGTTTACCAATAGCTAAAAGAAAACGATACCTAGAAAACACTTTTAATCCTTCTACTCCAGGAATTTTCTCTACAACATTTACAAAGTTTTGAGTAAGATCAAAATCTGTGTGACCAATCCAAAATTCAAAATGATTTAGTGGATTAAAAGCTTCGTCAACCTCAAACATACCAAAAGGAGTAGAAATAATATTACCAATAGGAATACCTAAATGACCGGCTAATGGATCTTCTTCATATTCCTCTTCAAAAGACTCTACCTCATCGTCTTCTTCCATCCACTTGCTTTTACTTGTGTCAAATTTATATTGAACTTTTTCCCAAACAACTTTCATTTTGTACCTCTTTCAAATAATTTAGATGGACTAATTAAAGGATCGTCTGATTTTTCAATCATAACATAATTACTAAGATGACCTAAAAATTCTTGAAAAGCAGTTTCATCTAGTGTTTGCTTAACACTTTCTACAAAATACTCTGTAACCTTACCAGAGATAACAGAATAATACAACAGAGCTAAATCCGCAGGATCAGTACAAACAATACTAATTTCTAAATCACCATCATCTAAAAAAGATAAGGATAAGTTCTCTACTATAGTATCTTCTTTAATTATTTCCTCACTCATTTTTTATTTTATCCTTCTTTATTTTACGAAAAGTATTTTCTAATTTAAAGTATATCTGTCTCTTTGACAGACCATTGCTAATTCCTATATCTTTTATCTTTTGGTTAGTTGTTAAATAATCAATAAGACAATCTTTCTCTTTATCGTCTAAGTAATCAAGATCTTTTAATGATTCAATAAACTCTTTATTTGTAACAATATTAATTGGATTAATTTGTTTAGGACAAGGAAGATAATTAATCAATGACTCACTTCTACCGTTTCCCATACCCTTTTTAGATAAAATATCAAATTCAAGAGAGTATTCAACCCCGTTTCGTTTATTTTTCTTAAATTTCTTGAAAATGTTTTTTTTTGCGTATGTAGCATACAGCCCACGAAACTGTTCTCTAGTTAAACCTACTTCTGGATTATATCTGCTGTCAGCCATAATCATATATTCATTAATATAAGCGATATTATCTTCAGATAAAGGCAATCTATTACTTCTTAAAATTTTAAGAGAAATCAAATCATATTCTTTTAAACTTAAATATTGTTCTTTATTCTCATCGCTGTGTTTTTCCATGTATATTCTCCACTCGTAATTAATCCAAAGTTGTTAATCTGTTTCCCGTTCTTCTTAACCAATTCGTATTCTGACCGTAAAGCCTCACAGAACGTTCTGTAGTACGTTTCACCAAGTTCTGCCCACAATCCCTCACCATTAAAGAAAACGTTGTCTACAGCGTATTCTAGACCACTAGGATCAATCAGTGTTGCATTCTCTTTATTTAGATACTCTGTAGGACCAGAATAGTTTGTTGCAATTATTCTTTTTCCACAAGCAAGTGTTTCAGTAATAGGCAATCCCCAACCTTCTGATCTAAAAGGATAAACTCCAATATCACTTTTATTAATAATATCAGCAATATGTTTTTGACTATCTAGTTGTCCAATAATCTTTACTTTATCTCCAAGATTACTCTTGTAATAATCAATCCATTTATTTTCAATATCATTATTAATAAAATGGTTTGTAGGCATCATCCATAACTCAACATCATGAGTATCAAAAAATACTTCATAAAAAGCTTTGGCTAAAAGATCGTGACCCTTACGCTTTTCCCATTTACCAATATTTAAGAATACTACTTTTCCTCTATTAATATTATTTTTTTTGTAATGGAATATTTCTTTATTAACACCAAAAGGAATTACTTTACAAGGAACATTAATATTGTTATTTTCAATAATATCTTTTGCCCACCGAGAACAAACAAAAATCTCATCTTGAGAATTAAGGTTATGTTTCTCTATTTTAGTAAAGGTATCTAGTTCAAAAATAGGAAAAGCAATTCTTTTTGAGGAAATTGGATGTTCAGCAAGTAAATTTTGGTGGAATATTTTCAAAGACGGTTTATACTTATTCCATAAGTTTGAATTCTGTAAAGTTGCAAGAACAAACTTCTCATCATCTTTCTCAAAATCAACCTTACCAATAGGAAAAAGAGAAATAGAACTATCTAGTTTGTATAATTCTCTTAAAATATTGGTTGAAACGCCGCCGTATGATAGCTTATTAATAGGACAGTTCAGACTCAGCATTATATTAGTTCCTTTAATTCATTATAGTTGATTACAATCTCTGAGTAATCAACTTCTCTTTTCTTAAAATCAGTAGTAAATGTTTCTACTTTTTCATTATATCCAGCAAAATCTAATATTTTTCTACAGACATTGTTAAATTCATTAGGAATATCTTCATAATAAAAAGTTAATATATTATTTGGAGTATCTCTAATATAATTCATCATGTATTCTTTATATATTAAAGATTTTTCGTAACAAAACTTAAAAGTATCTGGTTGTATATAAACTTTAGGATAAATATATTCTTCTTCATCTTTTTTAATATGAAACGTGGTTTGATTGCCAACAAGAGCGGAAATAGTCTTTATAAATAAATCTCTTCTTGAAATATAAATTATACACGAATAATTATTCATAATTTCATCTAATAACTCTTTGTGAATTTGATAGAATTGTATCTTAGGAATATTTGAGTGTATTAGATATTTTTCTATTGTCTCTATAGACAAAGGAATATTTCCAACAACATCTTCAATTCTAAGTTTTTTTCCCCAATCATATTTTTTAACTAAGGGGATATTAAATATCTCATGACCACAAGAAGTAATTTTTCTTAAAGCCGAGAAAATATATTCTGTTCCGCAGCGTCCATGAGTAAGACACACACATTTTTGCATTTTTGTTTTCCTTCTAGTTTATGAATAAAACCTAAGTTATAAGCTGACTCTGTTAATATTTTATATCTAATCCACTGTCTTGTTATTTTTTCGTCTTGAATTTCATTTCTAATATCGTTAACCTCATTCCATGAATAAGAATTAGACATTTTCCATTGCATAAAGTTATGATATAAGTCAACAGGATTATCTGTTTCTAACTTTAGGATGGCGTCAACATACCCTTGAGAATACTTTCTCTGAATAAAATATTCAATAACACACCTTTCTGGACCAATAATATGATCAATCTTTAATTTAGGATCATATAATACTCCATATTTTTTACCTCTTTCAATAAATCTTACTTCATCATTTGCAAATAAGTTATTTCCTTTATAACCATGCTCTTCTTCAAACGGTCCTATTTTATTAAACATATTTTTAGTAAAAACTAAATTAGCACTAACAAGATAGGCTCCATGTAACGCTTTTAAATCAGAAGGAAAATTAATATCAGGAGTCCAATTAATCTCAGATAAATTAGCAAGAAATCCTTTTGTAATCCATTTTGGCTTATCTACAATAAATTTACTTAATAAAGGTCCGCCAATTAGTTCATATCCTGTTTTCCTAATAGTAGAAAAAAGATTAGTTAAATATTGCGAAGAAACTATACAATCATCGTCTGTTAAAATAATTGTATCGTATTGAGCGTTTTTAATTCCACAATTTCTTGCCGGATTGGCTCCAATAGTAGGGCAGTAAATATGCTTGAAATTATCTGGTAGTCCAGACATAATACAAGAAACTCTATCTGTTTTTTCTGGGTTTTCTACAACAATAACTTCAAAAAAACTTCTATCAAACTCAAGACTTAATAAAGAGTCTATTGTAGATTGTAAATATTTTGGTTTGTGTGTTGGAATAATAATACTAAACATCATAAGTCCTATAATAATTTTCTGAATATAATGTGATTAAACTCGGATTTAAATATATTTTATAACCTCTGTCTTTTAGTTGTTTATGTAATGTAACATGATCACAATCATAAGACTGATATTCAACATTCTCATTTAAAACAGAAATAGGATAAAAACACATTCCTCCAAAACAAGAATTAACCTCAACTAAATCCTCTCCTCTTTTAAAATCTAGATTGTTATTTATTTCGTCTCCTGCAAATTCCCAAGAATTAATATCTCTAAACGCCCAGCTATCATAGTATAACTTTCTATTATTTTCGTAGACTAAGCTGTTTGAACCGATAATAGTTTTTTTATTTTTTTTTAAAAGACCAAGAGTGTGTTGTATTCCTTCAATACTATAACCTCCAAGTAAGTCATAATCTAAAATACATAAATATTTAAAGTTTTCTTTCTCTTTCTCATCTTTTGCCAATTCCCAAACTTTGTTTCGATAAAGAGCCATCCTAGTTCTTCTTAAGAGACTTTTATCCTGCTTTAGTGGTTCATGATCTAATTCCTCATAAATATATTTTATATTAGGGTATAACCAAGAGTCAACAACATTATTTTTTTCACTATCATTTTCATAAATTATGATTTTAGAATTAGGAAAAATTGTTCTTATATCAGATATATTATTTAATAGATCTACTGCATGACCTCTAATTAAACCACAAAATAAAATCTTTCCAGGAAAGCACCTTCCTTCTAATAAATTTAAGATATATTTTTTTCTTTCTTTAATTGGTGGCCAAAATGATTCTGGAAACATTATTCCCCTCTTTTTAAAATGTAATCGTTATTATCTATCCATCGTATTACAGGTTCTCCAACATGATTTTTATTCCATACAAACCATCCGTAAACCATCATTCCTGTATTATATTTACCATCATTTCTTAAAGGCTCACCAAGCAAAGGGTATCGTGTAAAAACATAAACTTTAGAAAGAGGAAAGATATTATCATTATATATCTTATCATATCTTTCTTTTCCATGTAAGTATGATAGCGGTAATAATAATACTAATTTATTACATAACTCCTTTGCTTTTAAAATAAATTCTAAAGCAAGAGAGAAAGGAGGATTAGTAATTATGGTATCATACTTTTCTTTTTCTTTTAGGAAATCATTACCAAGACTAAGATCTTTACCTACAACATTATAACCAATATCTCTTAATACTTTGAGTATTGCACCATCACCACAAGAAGGCTCTAATATTTTTTTAGTTTTATCAAACGTTTCTCTTTCAAGTAACTGCCAAGTCATTGAATAAGGCGTTTCATAAAAATCAGATTTTTTTCTTTGCCCTAAATTATTTGCTGAGAAATTCTTTCCCATTAAAACTCCAACAAAGATAGCCACCGATTTCTCGATGGCTATCGAATAAAAGCTATGTATTAAACACTAGTAGTAAAGAACTTCTTCCATTTCATCAATACTAAAAGTTCTATAAGCACGTTCACCATTGTAAGATGTATCACCTTTAGCAAGGTAACAAGTTATTGTAGTAAATCCTAATGATTCAACTACACAAACTCGTCTTTCTCCCTTATAAACAAAGGTAATGATATCTCCAGGTTCTACATCTTCTGGACAAATAAATTCAACTTCATCTTCTTCATCCCAATCATCATCTTCATAATCGTCATCACAATTACAACCAGAATTAGGGCATGTAGAATAATCTGGTAAATCAGATTTGTATTCTTCTACAACCTCATATCTACAAACACGAACCTTTTGTGCATTGTGATCTTTTGGAACACTTACAACATCAGCAGGATTAACTTTAACAATAACTACCTTGTCTCCATAGCTATGATACCATCCATTAGGACCAGAGTATTGTAATCCTCCAACATGCAATCCTTTACTACATTCATGACCTCGTTCATCGTCTACTTCATTACGAACGCATTCAATAACCTGACCAACAGCATTATTAATACGGTTCTGTATAACCTCTCCTTGAACCAAAGTTAAATTGCATCCTGGGTGTTTAGCAAGAAAATCTCTATTAACAGACTTATATGCTAAAAAACAGCCATCTTCTGTAATTGGTAGATTCTTATTCATCAAGAAATCATAAAGTTCTTCAACAGCACGGTTTGAAGGATTTTTCAATAAGTTTTCCAAGAACACCATCATATATTCAATCTGATGCCCCTCTTGCTTCATTCCGGTAATACGACTTACCAATGTTGAGTGTAATTCTTTTCCATTGTAATAAATCTTATCATCAACAAGTTCTAAACCTGTTTTATTTCCCGAACTATCTTTCTGGATATAAACCTTTACTCCATTAGCAACTTTTGTTAAGTCTACAAATGTTGAAAAATCATTTTCCTGAAATGAGTATAAAAGCTCTTTGTAATTTGGATGATCTTTATCAACAGAGAAACTTTCTCCATTATAAAGAACAGTCATTGATCCGGTTGAGGGATTGTAAATCTTAGCCATGTGCATCTACTCCTAAAATATAGTGATAAAAATCTAACGGGTCTACTGAAATATAATAAGTGCTACGATATTGTTTTAATAATTTATATTTATCGACAATAGAACAGTCAAAATCAAGCTTCTGTTCTTTTGGTAAAATATTAAATATCTTTTTAATTAGATCAAAACCTACTGGTTTAACTGGTTTTTTAGTATTCTTAAGGGTTTTATATCTATTATACCACTCTAAAAGTTTATGATTCTGATCTAATTTATTTTTTAATCCACTCAGACAATTATAAACATAATCATAAGAGTTGTCAACATTAACTATTAAATAATAGTAGTCAAGATCATCAACGTATTTTTGCGATTCAACAATAGAGGCATTTAATTTTCCTCCAACTAAAGATGTAAACTCAACCCAATTATCAGGAAGGTCTTCAACGTCACGTTTTGCAACGCCATAAATTTGAACATTAGTTTTTTCTGTTTCGTTAAAATAATTAACAAGGTCTTGCAATTCTTTAGGATTATGATGTTCATCAGTATTTTTATTAATGTAATCATATGCGTGTCTAGCTACATAATAATATACACCTGATGTAATATCAACATTTTCTAGTTGTGGATTAATCCACGAAGATGTCGGTCTCCGAGAATTATACCATAATGATATACTTGATAATTTTGTTCTATTATGAACTGTTTTTGGTGGATCTGGTAATGATGAGGATAAAATAATATGACTATCATTGCAAGAAAACTTGTCAACAATATACTTCTTAACATCTACTATTGTCTTACCATCTTTTAATTGAAAAAGAATAGTTGTTTTTTTTGATGTATTCTGCGTCCAGTATTTTACCTTAGAAATAACTCCTTTAGTAACATCGCAGACAACAATATTAATATGTTCTCCTGTTACATAATGTCCTAATCTTCTGTTTCCATTTTCTCTTGGAGACTTTCTATAGCGGTCAAAATCAAACGTTCTAATTTCGCACAGATCTTTAGTATCATCTGGATTAAGGAATATTTCCAGATTACGATTTTGATGCAGTTTAATACCGTTCCATTCAACGTTTGTTAAATCAATCAGTTTAATAATGTTGTTAGGAATGGTATTAATCATGTTAGATAAACATGTTCTTGCATCCCATAAAGTTTTTGCATTCTTAACATCAGTATCAAACTTTTCCAAAACTTCTCTTGAGATATTTAAAAATACCTTTCTAAGGTAGGAAATTGTTTTCTGAGTATATTGTAAACGCTCTCTTGATGGTTGAAAATCTACAGAACCAATAGGAGCTTCAATAACAATCTTGCTATTGATATAGTCATTAAATTTTGCTAATGTAGTTTCGCCAGCTTCAACATCATATAAAACACCGCCCATTAAAACAGAACAATTTTTAACATCGTGTGTTAAATACCATCCATCGCCAGAGAATGATTTTTCAATAGTATAGACATCAACATTTTTACCAATTAAGTTTGGTTTAACGTCTTGCCATTTAAATACATTCTCAGCTTCTTCATCAAACTTCCAAATGTCATTACTATGAACCGGAAATTCAACCTTTACTCCGGTAGGTTCATTTGATTTTTCTTCTAACATTTTTGTATAACATGGAGCATCAGTTGCATCAAGATACATATGGTAAATGTATTTTGTTCCATTTTTCCATGATGTTACAGTAAAAGATTTAGAATTATAACAGAAAGCACTCATTGCTCCAATACCTAAGTTTCCTGTTGTTAAAGCAGAATTTTCTTTGGTAGAAGCAAAAGCTACGGTAAAAACATTTACAATATCTTCTTCGTCAAGACCAACACCATAATCCCTAACATAAAAAGTTGGACTATTTCTCGTTGGTAAATGGCAGTCATAAGATTTTGAATGTCCCGCCTGTAAATGTGAGTCAATACAGTTGGTTGTATATTCACGAATTACTGCACGAATTTTGTGTGAATAAATTCCGTTAACAATAATACCAAATGACTTAGCATTAACAAGCATTCCAAACTGCTTTGTTTCGCCAACATCTTCAAGTACAACATCTTTCTTATTCATATTTTACCTTACGTTAGTGTTCTTATCGTGATGGTCCAAGAAAGCAATTTTCTTGGTA